ATATTCGCTTTATCAAGTCTGGCAAATAATATATTTGCATCATTTACCGTGATTGCGCTTGCCTGTAAGTTGGTGATCTTTGCATCTACAGCGTTTAATTGATTGAATGTGGCTTTTTTTGCCGTAATTTCTTGAAGGCTAAGAATGTCATCTTTAACTCGTTGCAATGCTATTTCAGATGGACTTTTCACCTCTTTTTCTTCAAAGCCATAAGATGCCACTTCCGACAGCAAGCCACCATCAAATGTAATGGTGTGCTGCATCACTGGAACATTTATAAGATTATTTTTGGCATCAACTATTGTAACGATATCGCCTACGTCAAGCCTCGGATCTCCCATAAACGAAAATGACACTGGATAATAGCTCATATCCTTTATTTTTTCAAGGATCTTATCAAGCCATTCCTGTGTCATTACTGGATTGCTTAAATTTGTATTTATATTTGTTCCTGATTCATAATGTTTATTCTCTGTATCACAGCTGATGCCTGAGATTTGGCACATCGTTTCTGATTGTAGCAGATCATCAAAATATCTATTGGTCCTAATCAGATACGTGTGTGATTCTTTTAAAAATTCGATTGTGTTATAAATGAACGATAGGTTCTGGTCTTTTAAATAGTCACCTGCTGCATCACCTATTTTCCCTGGATAGTCAGCTGTTAACGCTTCATACCATCTAAATGTTACTTTTCCGTTTCTATCGCATATAGCAAATGTACCATGGAGTTGTGCGATGTACCCAACCACCTGCTGCATTGTGAAACCATCAAACGGCTCTTTGTATGATTTCTCTCCCGACTGGTCGTTAACCGTCAATATTTTATCTATCATCAAGCTATCAGATAATTTGCTTGTGTCAAACTCGACACCTGTCTGTTCACTTATATCAGTTAAAAATTCTTTACTTTCTACTGGATAGTTTGTGATTTTGCTTTTATATGCTTTAGCTAACTTTGACTCTAGCCTGTCATATGCTGTAAAAGTAAGCAGATTTCGGTCTTTTTTTTGCTCTTTTATTGTAAAATACCCCATTGGTATCCATTCTATAGCGCCATCAGCTGTTGCTCCAATTTCAAGTCTTACTTCCGTACCTTTTACAAAATCTTGCGACTTTGTAAACATAGATACTTCTATTTTGGAAGCTGTAGCTCCACCCACATAAAAATAGCTATCAGGGGTTGAAAAATTTGTTTGCACTATCTCTTGGATTCCATCTGATATTCCGTTTAGCCTTGCGTAGAACGTTCTTCCACTGCCTGATATAACTTTATCTAATGCTTCTGATACCTGATACATGACGATTTCCTTTCTCTAGCACGGTATACTCCGTGCTAGATATTTGCTTTATTTTTTATTCTCCGAGGATGTATCTTTTTTCTTCTTCTGCGAGAATCTTCATCCCTTTAATCTTTTCTGCCGACACTTTTCCACTTTTGTACAGTCTTTTTAAACTCTCTACCAAACTTCTCATGCCAGTACTCCTTCCTCGATCAGCTGCAAGGTATATGCATCTATCATTTCTGTTGCATATCTTGTCATTTCTTCGCTTGGCTCTGTATCGCTTTCGTAATCAAGATATTGCTCTGGTGCTTGAATAATCTCCTCTTGCGTCAACTTAAATGTTCTGAATATATTGCCATCATACTCATACATCGTCTCACTGCCGTTTTCTGGATCATCAATCGTAATCTTCTGCTCATCTGTACAAATAACTACATCCATTCCTTTTTCAAGTGGATAGAATGCTGCACTTAACTGTGGCAGTGTAAATCTCATCTTTTCCATAATTGTTTACTCTCCTCTCATGAGTGGATACAATTTCTTTACATCTCTTTATATCTTCTGAGACATGATACTTTTGTTGAAAACGTTGTGTGTTTGAATGTTTAATAGCTCCATAACGTCCGATATAGCTTTTAGCCAATGACAGCGGCACTTCTTTCTTTTGGTGGACTCTTTTTCTTACCTTCTTTGCAGTCCTTCTAAATCTCAAAAAATTTGATGAGCGTACAGTAAGACTTCTTCTTGATATTTTTCTTCCTAAAATATCAATGTATGTAACACTCAGATCGATGAATTTTGATGTTTCCTTAATTTCTAGCCCTAAAAAATCTGAAACATAACTCGAAAATCTTTTTACCGCCATCTTTAAATCCTTCAAGCTTTTTGAAACGATTAGTATATCGTCCATTTGAAACAAAGCATGAGATACAAGATTGACACGATTAGCAGCTCCATTCCTATGTTTTCTTAATTTGCATACCTGCTCATTAACATAATGGCATGCATATGACATGTAGTAATTCGCAAGATATTGACTAAGGTATGAACCGATTGATAATCCACCCTCAAATGAATCAATTAAGAAGAAAACGAGATGTATAACATCGTCGTTATCTACATCTCGCCTTAGTAGTTCTTTTAATTTACCTTTAGGTATGGTTTCATAATAATGCCTGATATCTGCTTGCCATCCCCATCTTATATCATGGTTGTCTACCCATTTCTTAATCGCTTTTGCGCCAAATTCGCATCCCTTGTTCTTTAATGCTCCACATTGGTAAAAGTCTATTTTCTTTCGGAATAATTCTTCCATTGCATATACAGCTATATAGTCGTATATCTGTTGCTTTACATCTTGTATTCCTATCTTTCTAACCTTTCCGTTACACTTATCAACTTGGTATCTGTAACGAATTAGCTTTACAATATATTTCTTTTCGATAATTTCTTGTTGTATACCGTCTATAACAGTATTGATCAATCCTTCCATCATGAAGTGTTCTTTGCAGATCTTTTTTATGATTTCACATGGCAACTTTGAGTACTCTGAGAACATTCTTATAGTGTCCCCTCGGTTCATCTTTCCACTTATGCAATCTCTTACTGCTCGTTCAACCAATATTCTGTTAGTTATATCTATTCTTTTACAACAACGTTTCAAGTATTTTTTTATCCTTTTTTTGTAAATATCGTTTAAATTCCGAGAGACGTTCGGATGTCTACTAGCCCCAACCTATGTCTTTCACATAAGTTATCGGAATGTCCGTCGGCATTCCGATTCCCTTTTTGTTGCCTATTTAAGTGTTGCTTACACAACAACGGAATTACATCCGCGAAATGCCACACTAAGTACCAACGTACTATTTTGTCCCGTCAGACATATAAAAGCAGAGAGCGTAGTTCCAGTTCGCATTCGTCACGTCGTTCCTGAGATTCGCGTAGGAGAATCCGGCATTCGACCTGTTCCTGAGATTGCCGCGCCCGTGTGTGACAAATCCTATTTTAAAATTATTTCTGTATACTATTTAGAGGGGCAGCCCCCTCTTTTGCTTACGCAAAATTCACCCCTAAAAGGTTCGGAATTAAACGCAGAGAGCGCAGACCCAGCTCGCATTCGACACGCCGCTCCAGAGATTCGCGAAGGAGAATCCGGCATACGACCCGTACCCGAGACTGCCGCGCCTTAGCGCTTCGCGCCAACCTGTTCCATCACCACCATTATATTGTCTGTCGCCAACACCGACCGAATCTCCTGAACCCTTGCTCTTGAACCATATAACACCTGTAGACAAGTCTATATCAATGTCGCCAATCCAAAAATCATCAGTTGTTTCAAGATCTACAGTTGCGATTTTTGTCCAGTTCGTGGCAGTGCTTGACCATGCAGCAGTTCCTCTAACGTAGTAGTCAACTGTTGTTGCTGTAGTCTTGTTCCACAACTCGTTCATTGAGATATAATATACACCAACCATATCTTCAATACCGCCAAGTTTAAATGCATGTTTGCCATCGTTCTTGACATATCCATCCACTCCAAGCACTTTGTCAGTTTGCCCTGCATGCAATGGCATTGATGATATATATGTATCTTCTGTAATTGTCATATTTTGCTTGCCAACATATACTCTACTGTTATCTGTTCCAGATATTGCTTCGATAGCTGTTATTTTGACTTTATCTGCGATATTTCGCATGTATGCCTGTCCACGATCCAGATTGTCTGTGTGACCAGTTGCATCTCCGATGGATACTGTCGTGCCAACATAAAAGCTATTTGCCTGCGCTGTTGGAATTACAACATAGTTAACATTTTCCCCAGTTTGTACAACTTTAGTCTGTATATTAAATCCAGTGCATCCTTGAAAGACTTTCTGACTATTTTTTGTTGCATACTTCATCCATAGCATACACAGCAGATATGCCGTTCGCTCTGATCCAGATCCATGATATCCTGTTCCTTTCTTCTGCAGCTCAGTATTTCCAGACTGGGCTGAAACAAAGTTATAAATTGCATTTCCAGATGATGAATATAAAATTCCATCAATTTGTCCTGCATAGTATTTTGCCAAAATACCATAACCAAGTTCTTTGCTGCACCATGGTGTAACTGTTGTACACTCCAATTCAGGATGTGGCTTCGTTGCAAAATGCACAATGTAATATGTGTCAAATTTCTGAATGCCCCAATAAGTTAAGGGAACCATAACTCCAACATCTACTTTTCCAATGTCAGAATATCCGTTACCGCCTTTAATTGCCACTGGAGTTTTGTTCTCCTGCTCGTCAATTGTAAAATTGCAATCAATTGTCTGAAAGGCACTATGATTTGCAAAATCATCCTGCCCCTTTACAGTTTCCGTTGAAGGTACGGCTGTTAATCCAACTGATGCATTCATTTTTTCACCGCTAGGACTGGTGCTTGTGTCATAATAATAAAACTTTGTGGAAAATACCTCATCTGTTGCTGTTTGCTCCCAGAAATTCTTCCAATCAAATTTCGAAACATCTGTTACTAGTGTTTTTACTGTTTTTAAAAGATTTAAAATTTCTTGTGATGTTGACTCCATTGCCACATCTACTGCCACTGCTGCCATTTTTTATCCTCACTTTCCATCGTCATACATTACTCTCAGTCCACCACTTTCATTTATACTCAAAGTGATTCCCTGACCATTTGCTTTCTTTGCAAGTTCCTTTGTCAAATCCGCTATATTAGTTTCTTGAGTTTTTGATGCAGCCTTTAATTTTTCCACATCTTCCCATTTTGCAAGATATATTATTTTGTTAGCCATACACCTTCCTCCTCTACTTTTATCCTTGCAGCCAAGCACCCTTTGGCTGAGTCGAAGAAAAATTCTATGCCGGTACCACCAGCCTTTGTTTTTAGCGCTGCGTCCTGCTCTGTATTCTTCTTTTCAACCTTTGCGAATCTATCTCCAACTGCTTTTGCATCGGCTGGCACGTCTGCTTGTGACAATGTGGTATCTGTAGCATCTCTAAAGGATTCTTTTACATTTGATCCATCAACCTGCATTACGCCTTCTGCGCTGTCATACACAAGGAAGGTATCTGTGGATTTTACAGCCGTTTTTTTCTTATATTCCGTCCATAATCCCATAATGATCACCTAACCTTGTTCATCAAATTTAATGGCTGCGCACTGTTTTTCTGTGTCATAGTACAAAGTTATTCCTTTTCCTGCTACTTTTTTGTCCAATCCATCTCCAACCGCCTTTGCATCTGCAAAAGCGCCAGGAACAGTGAGTGTTTTGTCAGTTTCCAACGGATGAGTCTTATGATACTTTTCAACAGCCGCATCAATTTGATCTTCTGTTACAGTTGCGTTCTGAACCTTGCGATTTAAAATGCCAATGACGTCTTCTGGTTTCATCTTTTACTCCTTAAATCTTGTTCCATGCTGCTGTTGACTCTTCGAATTTATAATAATCGCCAGTATCACTTGCCAGAAAAGAGCTGCCTGTTGCAACATACGTCGGAAGTCTGTCTACATCTTTTACAAGTCCCTCATAACTACGTATATTGCCTTGCGCAGACGTACATACCAATGTACCCATATCTGGCACTTCTTGACCAGGCTTATAAAACTGTCCATCTTGTTTCACCATATAATCATATGTCATGCTTTTTTCGCCTCACTTTCCTCAAGCATCATGCTAATTGCTTCAAATTCAAGCTCTGATGCTTCTATGTTTTCAATCAAGCTAATTGGAATTTTGTAAACATCTACGTCAACTTCAATTCCATCCAGTAATTCACCTAACTCTGATTCTAGGTTTTGCTCCATTCCCTTTTTGGGCACAATGTCGCCATTTTTCTTTTTATCGCAGTACTTTTCAATCAATTCATTTCTTGATTCTTGAAAAGGAATCGCAGCTTTATCCAACATTTCAATATTGTGGTTGATTGCATAAATTGCCTTAATTGGTTTCCTTACACCATTGTTTTTAAACGATAAAAGTCCATTGATTGTTTTTACTAGTGCTCTATTTGACATCTTCATTTTGACACCTCATTTTTCAATAAAATTTGCGGCAACGCCAACATATCTGGGCAGTATATCGGCGTATGAATACACCGGATATGTTGGCGTTCCAACATAAAATTTGCGTGTTTCTGTTTTCCCAGACTTCGGATTTCGGAAAGTGATCGGAAAAAATGGTGGTTCTATTGCAGCAGCAAAAGCTGCTGCTTCTTCATCATCCAAAGGCGCCAGCGTAAGATTTAACTTAATTTTCTTTGCTTTGACGTCACCTTCCATATCGCCAGACGCAACTCGCCCCGTATTGCGGCTCCAGATGATGTTATCTGTTATCGTCAGATCTTTAGCTTTCAGCTCCAATCCACTTATGATTACAGTTTTTACTGGGCCATCCATTACATCGTTTCCCTCCTTTACGTTAAAAGTTGTGCCTTGCCTGTCTGTATGACTCTGCTGTTATTTTCCTTTTTGACAACCTCAAAGATCTTCTTTGCATCGCCCTGGAGAACGACATTAACTGTCACATTTCCATTTCCTCCACCATTTCCACCGTAACGTGCCATAACTGCTTCCATTCCACTCGCTACGGCGCTCTGCATTACACTTGCAAGTTGTGACTGGTTTAAGACCTCTGTCCTGCCACCTACATGTCCCACAAGTTCTGGTCCAGCCTCTCCTGCAATAAACATCGAACCTGCATTTACAGTACCACCTGCATATCGTGGAATGGCGCTAAAGCTTGACATGAAGTCTTTTGTAATAACTCCTCCACTGCTAAACTGCGGTATATCGTGCCATCTTCCACCATAAAAAGCTCCACCTTCTGCTTTCTGTGTGAAAATGTTTGCGATGCTTGAAACTATTCCGTGAATACCTTTTAAAATAAGTGATGAACCGGGTTGCTTTTCTACCTGATTAACATAGCCTGTTAAACCGCTGAACCATCGGTTATTTTCCGGAACTCTATTCTGGAAATCTGTCATCCAACCTGTTAAACCGCTGAACCATCGGTTATTTTCCGGAACTCTATTCTGGAAATCTGTCATCCAACCTGTTAAACCGCTGAACCATCGGTTATTTTCCGGAACTCTATTCTGGAAATCAGTCATCCAGCCTGTCAATCCGCTGAACCATCGGTTATTTTCCGGAACCTTATTCTGGAAATCTGTCATCCAACCTGTCAGTCCGCTGAACCAACGATTGTTCTCTGGAACCCTATTCTGGAAATCTGTCATCCAGCCTGTCAGTCCGCTGAACCATCGGTTGTTTTCTGGAACTCTATTCTGAAAATCAGTCATCCAGCCTGTCAATCCGCTGAACCATCGGTTATTTTCCGGAACCTTATTCTGGAAATCTGTCATCCAACCTGTCAGTCCGCTGAACCAACGATTGTTCTCTGGAACCCTATTCTGGAAATCTGTCATCCAGCCTGTCAATCCGCTGAACCATCGGTTATTTTCTGGAACCTTATTCTGGAAATCTGTCATCCAACCTGTCAGTCCGCTGAACCAACGATTGTTCTCTGGAACCCTATTCTGGAAATCTGTCATCCAGCCTGTCAATCCGCTGATCACTCTATCGGTAATTGAATCTTGTTTGCTTGTCAAATTTGCTACCAAATCAAGTTTTTTTGCATAGTCTGGAAGTGCATTTTTAGCACTCACAACATTTGCTGATGCACCTTGGATTGTCTTGTCTTTTTGGGTAAGCTCACTGGTATCAAGTGATCCTGCCTTTAAATTTACTTTGAATTCCTTATCAAACATGTCAGTTAAGGTATTGCTGATTCCTAGTGCAAATTTATCAGATTTTAAAGATTCAGTTACGCTATCCAGTGTATCTCTCAGCTCATCTGCAAGTGATTTCCAAACTCCGGTCAACTTAATCCCTTTAAGCTTTTGAATTAAGTTTTTTGTATTGGTTGTTGCAGATGAAGTATTATCTCTATAGCGTCCCATGGCCACTTGCAATTTATCTACAGTCTTTCCAGATGTCTCGACAGTTCCTTTTAGTGATTCCATGCTTTCTTCCATTGTTCCGAATTGAGGATTCATTTCTCGCATGACTTGCCAGAGTGCTTCCTCGTCTTCTGTAAGATTCTGAAAGTCAATGGAACCATCTCTCACTTTTTGTAAAAACTTATCAAAAGTTTTTTCCCAGGTCTCGATTGTTCCACCGTATACATCCACTCTTGATAAGAGTCCATTTAATATATCAGCTTTCCATGAGACAGAATCATCTATAAATTTGGTTTTTAATTGCTCAAGAGCAACTACGGCATCGCCGTAAATCTTAGAAGCATCCTCTAACGCACTTGAAAATCCCTTTTGAATAGCTGCGTTTTTCTGCGTTTCAATAAGTTTTTCAAGTGTATCTTTTGTTCCTTGGTAAGCTGTCTGTATGCTTCCAATTTCCTTAGCAATATCTGGTGCGTACCCTGAAATTTGTTCGTAATAAAATTTGAACAAGGACTCATCCTGCGCTGATAAACTTCCATTTTTTTTAAATTTTTCATTGATTTCCCAAAATTTGTCCAGTGAATCCATCGCCGAATCAAAATTACTAAGCTCATCTTGTTTAAACTTTGGCCACTCAACATTCAGCTTCGAAATAGCTTTGTTAAGGTTATCAGCTATAGCGGTATACTTTGTGTCATTTCCCCCAAATATAAGCCCCCATGCTGCCTCAAATAATCCAAAAAACGTGTTGACAACTATATTTGCACTTGTTTTTAAGATTTCGCCCCAGTTGATGCCCTTAATGAAGTTGTTTATATCAACTCCAAGAGATCGCCAATTAAATGTTGCTGCAAACTCGTTAATTGCGGATAGTGCACCTTTAAATGCCTGACCTAGCGCTTTTCCTGCTTGGCTAAAATCAGTCTTAGCCAAAAAAGTATTTGCGGAATTTGCCAGTTCTGAGCCTATTCTTTTCCAATCAACCGTTACTGAGAAAGTCAGCAATGATGAAGTTGCTGTATTTATTCCATCGGATAGCATTGTGCCGATTGCTTGCCAATCTACCTTGTAAAATACGCTGTTGATTCCGTTTGAAAAATTTCTGGATATCGAATTAAAATCAATTCCTTCTATTCCTGTTGTTAGCGCAGATGTGATTCCGTTGATTCCAGTTGCAATAGTTTGTCCAGTTTTTGTGTAGTCTCTATCTGCAAAAATGCTATTGATTGTACTTGCAAGTGCATTACCTGCTTCCTGCCACCCTGTAGTGCCGCTAAAATTGATTTTAGACATATCTACTACAAATCCATCAAGGAAGCTCCACAAAGCCTTGTATTTGGCATTCAGAGTCTTTCCAAGACCATTCCAATCAATAGTAGCTATCGCACTTCTAAGTCCACCTGACATAAATTCACCAAGTGATGCCCAGTGAGTTGTGTCAATAAAGGTATTGATTGCACCTACAGCTGTGTTGACTGCTTCTCCAAGTGTTCTTCCGACGCTCTTATCAAGGCCTTCCGTCTCAAAGAAACCGTTTATGAACGTTCCTGTGACTTTGGCAATTTTGTTTGCCTGCTCCTTGATTGGCTCCCAGTCAATGGAATCAAGTGCATCACGGAGTTTTGTTCCGACGATTTTACCGATGTCAGTAAAATCGGATTTCGCCCAAGCGTCCTTTACAAGGTCCGCAAAGTTCGATACTGCTCCTGGTATATCCTTTTTTGTAAAAAGTATAGGATCTTCCGTTCCTGAGCCGTTTCCAGAACCACTTCCACTTCCTGAACCGCTGTTAGCTGCGTTATCGAGATCTTCCGAAAATTTTTCGATTTCATCAAATCCCATTAACTCACGCTTTAGCTCATCGGTCTTGTCTTTTAACTTATCAGTTGCGTCACTTGCTGCATCGCCTGCAGATGCTGTGCCATTTAAACTGTCGCGATAGTCTTTGATGTTTTTTACAGCTACCGTGTATGATGTTTGCCCTGTTATTGATGCTATGAAAGCACCTACAGCATTGATTCCTGCAACTGCATAATCAACAATTTGGTCGATAATTGGTCCAACGATATTTAATATTGGTTCAAATGCCGCAGCTACGCTATTTCCAACATACGACATGTCAGATGTCAATAGTGACAAACTTTTGTTCGCCCTATCGCTAAACATAACAAGGTTGTTGATTCCGTCCTTGATTCCTGATCGTAGCTTGTTAAACAGTACGTACAAAGACCGGATTCCAAAACCGTAGCGCAACACAGTTGTAATTCCGTGCTTTAATTTTTTGTTAAAATCCCCAAGACTAGCTGAGGACTGGCTGAACGGACTCTTTAACCCAGATAATGCGTTTTTGCTTGAACCAAAATTTAGAAACTCCCATGACAACTTTGCAAAGTTTTTTGTGAATGACAATATCTGCTTGTTTACTTTCACTGCAAAAGATCCTATTTTGCCAATTGCACCTGCAACAGATATCGCCTTTCCTACAAATCCACCCATGATGCCTGCCAAATCACTTATATCTGATTTTAATTGGGATAGGCTAAGTGGCAATTTTTGCATGTTTCGGTTCAGCCTGTTGATATCCTCTGGCATATCTCTAAATATTGGTGGCTCTTGTGTAGCAGCAGCCAAGGCATCTTTAAATGTCTGTTCTGTTCTGATTACTTTTGATACATCTTCATTGTATTGTCTTAACTGGTTTGAAGCGTTGCTTGTTTCCCACGCAGTTTGACTCATTGCGTTTGATAAGCCGTTGCCACGAAGTTCTTCCGGAAAACTGCTTGGTGGATACTCTTGCCATTCACTTTTTGGCTGTCTAAGCGTTATACCTTTTTGAGCTGCAATAGTTGATAAATCATTCGCATAAGCTATCGCTTGCGACAAGTCATTAACCATCTGTGATACACCATCAGTATCAAGAGTCCTCAATGCTTCTTGCATATTTTCCTTTAAGCGCACTATCTCTTTTGAGATTCCCACAAATTCAGTTTGAAGCTCTTCAACACTCTCAGGAACGTAAAATTCACCTAAAAACTTTTGACTTTCTTCCCTTGCTTGCTGTATCAGATTTTTATAGTCTTCTAACCACGGCACGCTCTCTGGCGCAACGGCTTTATTCGCTGCATTTTGAATGATGGTCTTTTCTGCATCTGATAGTCCAGTATGTTCTTTTCCGATTATTGATTTTAAATTTTCTCTGTTCAGCTTTGCAATTCCAGAAAAGTCAATGTTTTTTAAAGAAGCCAGTTCGCCCAAGCCAAGTTCTTTAAGCCCTTTGAATGCTCCTGCCAGGCCTTTTCCATCTCCTATAGCATTCGTAACAGATTCGATGGTTGACCTTAAATTGATAAGGTCTTTCATTTCGCTGTTCACAACATCAGTTACGGTCTGTTGTTCTTTTTCAAATGCCCTAGTCTTTTGTCCTATGGCACTTGTAACTTCTTTTACGCTTTCTGTTTCGCTATTTTCTGATAGCTTTTTGCCACCATAAACATCATTTTCTGTTATTCCGTATTTCTCACTAAGGTTGGGAATATCTTTTGCAGCAAACTTTGACAGTTCGGATTCAATTTCCTGTACTGGAATTAAGCCGTTTTTGATAACATCCTGTGATGTCATCACAGCTTCCTTGCGTATATCTCTTAAGCGCTCTACTACATCTCTGAACAGATCTGTTGCATTTTTTGTGGTATCAAAAGTGGTATTTATTGACTTGTTCATATCGTCTATGAACGCTACAAAATCTGTACCACTATTTGTTGTGGAGAAATTCTTTCCAAGTACACTTCGCAGATCGGCAAATTCTCTATCTGTCTTTAGGTCATTTTTTACACCAATCGGGATCTTTATATTTCGAGCTTTTTTGATATAATTATCAAAGGCTTTTTCCACACCGTCTAGTTGCCTAATCTCTTTAACGTTCTGCGCGATGGTATTTTTAACGTTCTCCATCGCGCTTTCCACGTTCTCCATGGCTCTTTTCCATGTGTCCTCGGAAAAGATTGAACCCTTCTTTTCGTTAAGTTGCAAGTTGTTAAGCTTAATAGATGCTTCTGCAAGTTCTCTTACAGATTTTTCAACCGCTGCAATTCCTGCCTTATTGGTTATTCCTGTCAGCTTCGTCAGTCTTTGCGTTAACCCATTTACAGACGTTGAATAGTGATCAATTCCACTTTTGTTGTCGCCCAATCCAGTTAGGGATTGTTTCAATGCTTCAATATCGAATATAGCCTCTTTGATATTTGTTTTAGCCTCAATCCGTATTGAATCAATATTTACCTCGCTCATTTTATCCCTCCTCCCTAGATTGGACTCTCTGGCAATCCTTGCTTTTCAAGTTGCCTGATTCTTTGTCTCATTTCGTACACTGCGATTTCTTCGTTAGATTCCACATTACCGTTTTCACTTTTCTTTGCCTCCTGTTGCAAGAAAGGCATATCTGGATATTCAAACGGCGGCGTATGCTTCCCTTTAAACCACTGACTATTGCCCAGCGTTGACAAAATAGACATTCTCACGTACTTTCCTAGCATGTGGTTTTGTATGTCGACTTGCTGTTGATGCAGCTTGTAAGCAAGCTCATATGGTTTTAACTCACACGGGCACATATTGCCTATTTGTTCAGTGGTGAAGCCATATTGTTGCGTAACGCACAAAAAATATGGAAGCAACTTTTCATCGTAATAATCAATTGGATCTATTACTCTGTTTTTTGCTCTTTTGCTTCTTTCTCCGCTTTCATCTGCAGAACTTCTTTCTTGAAAAAACCATTCTGCATCACCTCTTTTATCAGTTCTTCAAAAAGCTCCCTAATACTTGAATCTTCCTGATCGGTATACTCATCAATCAATTCGCATACCTTTGCTGTTGCCTCTTCCTTGCCTTTATTTGTGTTGTAATCGTATCCAAACTCGTCCTTATGTCTTTTTTGCAGCCCTACCAGTAAAAACTCCGGAAGCATATTAAGTATCATTTCAATCTCATCAACAAAATCATCACTGGACTGTTGAGCTTCATCATCACTGGACTGTTGAATTTCTTTAATCTTTTTTAAAATTCCGCTCTTTGTAGTTGCTTCGATTCCAAACTTAATTTCATAATTCATAAATTTCATAATTCATTCTCCTTTAAACAAAAAACGGGAAGCTCACGCTTCCCGAATATAGTTGTTACATTTCTTTCTTTGCCAGTGTAATTGATGTTGGATAACCATTCTCATCTTCTGTTACAGATACGGTATAACTATCCTCAATCCATCTTGGATTGGTTACTGTAGCAATTGTTGCTGTTCCTGTAAGGTGATCTTCTGTCGCTTCATCTGGTGCAAAAGACTCTGTTCCTATAAACGCTGCAATTCCTTCTGAGCCTTTTCCATCTGTTCCGTAGAGAATACAGATATCTAATTGCTTTCCCTCATTTTTAACAAGTTCGTCCTTATATTTTTTTTCAAAAGCACCTGGTACTTCCATTGACGCAGCTGCTCTTCTTCCCTGCTCCTGAGTCTCCATCAAGTCTTCCAAGGTTGATGTATCAACCATGTTAACACTGCCAATAGGTGATGGAATTGACTTTGCCCTAATCAAGAGCTTATATTCACCTGCCCAGTAATCGGCTGTGCTATCTTCCTTTGTTTTCTCTCTGTAAATAATCCTACTTTTTAAGCCTGTTGCCATTTTGTATTCCTCCTACTAAAAAAGCCCCATCTTGCCGATGGAGCTTAAAAAATATCATTCCAATCAAATGTTCTTTCAAAACGTGCTACATAACGATATATTGGTGATTGATTGTCTGCGTATGGTGACATCTTTACATCGAACATAAGCTTTTTTAGACAGTCCATAATTTCTGCCATTATAGTTCTACAGTCTAGCTGTGATGTGTTGCTATACACTTCAATTTGGAATCCTGCCACTATAGTATTGATTCTTGTGCGTTCCAGATCGGAGTTTGCTTCGCTTCCACCCAACTCATGGACGTACACGCAGGGAAAATTACGCTGCGAATCATTGCTTATATTTGAGGTGGTGTACATTATTTGTGGATATCTTTTCTTTAACTTGTTGTATGTCTTGCCCTTCACAAGGGACAGGACTTTGCTCTCAAGGTCGATGACCCATTGATTTTGAGCCATTATCCAAACACCTCCCTTGCAATTCTTTCAATATCATGTCTCATTTGTGTTGAGGCATGATACATGAATGGTCTTGATGGCATACCTTCTGTGAAGTACCACTTTCCATCTCCGCCCAGATAATACCAGCCATATCTACCGTCTGCCGTTTTTCTAATTGTTTTTCCTTGCGCATAAATAGCCGGGAGCTTGCCCGGATATGGAGTAGTAGCGCCTATAATTCCTGTTCCCATTTCTACATAGATAGCATGTTCTGAATCAGCTTCTACCGCAAAGATAACTCGCTCTGCGTTGCTCTCTATCTCGGTTGAGTGAATGCTATTTACAAGTTCACCAGTGAATACTGCGTCCATCGTCAAGACTTCTTCTGTTGCTTTTTCAACTCCGTAATCAGTAAGCTTCTTCATGAAAAGCTCTACTCGCATTTGGAACGTTTTCTGGTAACGTTCCAACATCCTTATGGCTTCATCTACTCCGCTCACCTTTATTTCCAAAGCCTTTGCCATTAGGTTTTTTCCTCGCTTTGCTGCAATACCTGCAGATAGTAAGACGTTTCATTCAGTGCTTCATTCATGATTCCACTCACTTGATAGTCAGCAGAATTTTCATCTGGTGATCCGTTTGGTTTCGTTTTAATTTCTGAATGTAGCCAAATTCTTGCTCCAAACGGCAAGTTAAGTTCGTTTCCGCCAGAGTCTTTTGCATGTTTAGCTAAGATGAGCGTAGCATAATTGTTTGTGCTATCGCTTCCCCATGCTCGCATGATAGCGTTTTTTAGCTGTGATGTGATTGTTCCCCAAAACTTCACAGGATTGCTATAAAGCACTTCCATTTCACCGCTTTCTTTCGGAATTTTTTTGCCTTCGTCATCGGTATAAAAATATACCTCTCCATCAGCTCCAACGTAACTCTCGTACTGAATGTCGCCATTTTCATCTCTCAGATATCCAGGCGCTTTTCCGACTTGGTACGAATACCACATCTGTTGGCGATTTCTTCTACTTGTCCGTGCCATCTTTTAGCTGCTTGTATACCTGATTGATACCAGTGCTGGATAAACCTGATACAATGCCGACAGCAATCGCATTCAGAATATCCTGCGCTGGGAAGTCTGGTATGACATACATTCCTAAGACTCCCAGAATGCCGCCAAAAGCACCCACAATGACCGGAATGTAATTATCCTTGACCGCTGGAATTGTCTTGGCTGCAAGTCCAATCAAATAGCAAATAACTACAATTGCAATCACGGTAGTCATGCTCGATATATCCATTCTATTTACCTCCTCCACTCTTGATGTGCAACTCTTTGATCTCTTCATACATCTTTTTAACCATGCCGTTTCCGCCTAAATCATGATAGGCTTCGTACATTTCCTCGAAGTTCTGATAAGCATAGGATGGTATCTCCCCTAGCCGCATGTATTTTGTGTGATACTCGATCAGTTGCACACGCAATAACAGCATGGTTCCTCTCTCATTCGCGTTCTTGTCTTTCTTCTGTTGCTGCAGAAGCCAAACAATGTATCCTAAAGCAATCGGAAGGATGATTGTGTATGTTTGTAATAAAAATTCTTGCATTTTTATATCTCCTGCTTGTATTTTGCATATTGCCCACCGCCGCTTTAATATGCACCCTGCCAATGTATTCACAAGCATTGCAAACACACTGGCGAACATCCTTCTTAGACTAGACTGTTGCTAACGGTATTATTCCAGCGAACAACGTTTTTCTGTCTACCATTGTTCGCTGAATGGAATCCTCACTGTGCTGACTCTCGCCCTCAAAGCCAATCGAGTTATAATCATACAAAGCCAAATTGCGAATCTGGCTATAGTACCTGTCTAAATCTTGTGCAATCATTCCGTCCGTATATCCAAGTGGATATCTTCTTTTGTCTCGGACCTCTCTAATTGCACTTTTGATTTTTTGCTTGAGTAACGGTTCCGAAAAGCTGCCGCCTTCTTCATCATTTGAAAGTTCAACTTGCAAATCAAAAAAAAGCTCGTCTGCAAGGTTGTCTGTATAACTCATACTTTCTCACCTCCATCAAACAGCTTTTGGTTTCTTGCCTCTTCGCTTTGGCTCATCATCAACTTGCAACTCTGGAATTTCGATTTTCTCTTCCATTGGGACGTCAATCTCTAGGGCATCGTTTTTTTCTTCCATTGGGACGTCTTCGCCAGCTGCATAGTAGATTCCCCCAAACTTGATCATGTGATCAAATTTCATTACTTGACGTCAAGTACAAATGTGCTGTCGATGCCCTCATATGATGGAAGCACAATCTGTGATACGCTGGTTGTAGTCTTAATAGGTGGTCCCTGCTCAGTTTTTGTTGCAATTGCAATGCGGTTGTCAAGCATGGCAACATCCACATTTTTATTCGACATCAATGTACGCTCTTCTGGTGTCACACCATAATATGTTGATCCCAGTGTTCCTGCACCGATTATGGTTACTTTGTCATCCGGATAGAACTTTTGAGTCTCTCCCTTGTAGTCAATGTACATCTTGTCATAAATGATAGGCGTCAGACCTGTCTTTCGTGTAAAAATCTCCTTAACGGTTGCTTCATCGGTAAAATCAACCGTCTTGCCAGAAGAAGTGATTAAAGCGTTCTTAATCTGCTCGTTTTCAACGAGATAGTCAAAGGTAGTGCTGTTCATCATCGCATAGCGTGGAAGCACTCCGATTGACCTTAAATATTTAGTACCCTGCTGAACGTCTTTTAACGGCTTCGCTGTGTCAGGATGGTCCCAAGTATCAGTGCCTTCAATTTTTAAATAGTGATTTTGCTTATACGTTCCATCGCTATCGTAATCGTAGCCATGAACCATATTGTCACTCTCTGATTCCCCTGTTCCTATTGCAATAGATGGCTTTCCGTCCTTTGGTGCAAGTAGTGCCATTCGCATTACTTCGGCAGCGATTTCTGCACCGTCAATAAGCCTTGCAGCATCATTGTAAATTGATGATATAATGTCTCCGATGAATGGGCTATTAGCGTCTTCGATTTCCATGAGTCGCATTAAATCTTCCTCTCGTACAGTCATGCTCTCACGGAAAAAGATCATCTCTGTAGACTCCTGCTTGAATCCCTCACGGACTCTGATCATCGGAATTGCATCAAAATTGCTTGGCTTTAAGATGGCATTTAAGCCTTTGTGTGTCTTAATCCATTTTAATGACAAGCCCAGCTTCTTTCTGTTTGGAAAAAAAGCCTTTCCGACAAAGCCCATGGCATTACTTGGATCTTGTGTACGTCTTGCGGCAACTGCCTGTGAATCATAAATATCTGTAATTAAAACTGCCATTGCTCCTCCTTTTTACTCAACCACGATCATAGGCAGGATCTTAGTTAAGTCTGCATCATAAGTGATTCCTGCATTCTGTTCTGCTCTTGACTTGTTAATGTATGCCTTTTTAAGGATCGTTCCTTGTGGTCGATGCTCATACACATCAAAAAGTAAGATTCCAGCTCCGCCTGTCCATGGTGTTGCTGCAACTACTGTTCCTGTTCCACTAATTACACTTCCTGCCTTTACAACCTTCTCTCCGGTATCACTATCAGTAGTGCTTACATCTGTAAAATCAATAGTCATTGGCACTCCTTCGAACACCTCTCTGTTTAAGATCTCTGCACCGGATGGACGTATCTCGGTTGTTGCATATCTCATGTCTCCTCTTGCCATTTCTTACTTCCTTTCTTTACATGTATTGTTTCAGCACAGACTCGTCGACTTCTGTTGAATATGTCGGTAGTGACTTCATGAGTTCAACAGCCTTACTCTCGTGACTATCTCCGTGCCCTGCGTTAACTTCGCCACGCTCTGCCAGAAACTCCTGCATCATCTTTGATTTGAGCGTTTTCATGTGCTGCCTCAAGATTTCGTTTTCCTTATCTCCATCTCCGTCAGCTCTTGCCTCGGCGTACTGTTGTGCTACTTCCTTGGACATTTCCAAAGTGTCCATGTATGTATTGGTAGATTTCATAATCGTCAGCTCGCGCTGCATTGCCTTGAACTGCTTGTCTCTCTCGGCTTCTGCTTCTTTCTTTGCTTCCGCTTCCTTCTCTTGAGCAGTCATCTTTTCTCTGAGCTGCTTTGTTTTGGCTGCATTCTCAGATGCAAGTGCATCAGCTTTGTTTGTAAGCTTTGCAATCTGCGCGTTTGCCTGTGCAAGTTGCACTCTTAATGCATCAGCATCAATTTCCGGTTCGTTATTATCACCTGATCCCTTTGGCTCTTCATGAGTTTCAACCTCCGGTGTCGGCTCTGCAAAAAGCTGCAGGTTTAATTTTCTCTTTGCGGCATTGCGTTCAAATGTTCTAAAAATCGGCTGAGTCTTCATAGATTCATTCCTTTCTGCGTTTGTGCGGTTCTCTCCGCTTTGATTTGTGCGATTATTAAGCTCTTCTCTGAGCTGTTTTGCTCCTTAAAGTCCGTCTCCGACTTGTTTGCCCTAATTTCGTGCAAACAAAAAGCCCTTCAAACCTTCGTTTAAAGAGCCTGTTCTTTGTATAAATTAAGAGTACGTCACCCAGCAGCGACAATTGATCACTTCCTCCGGGTTAGTAAAAGCAACTGCCATATCATGTGGATACCTCATAAGTGCTTTTCCAACTAAAAAGTAGTTGTTTATTGGTATAGTCGTTTGATCTTCCTTGTGGTGTGTTTCACGTTCTTTTCCATCTATAATTGTGTTCCATGTTTTGTATGTTTTATTTCTGGTTGCCTCTTTGAAGTCTTTGTGGTTTAAAAAATCAAGGGCTGTGTTTTCACTGACCAGACGTATTCGGTCTTCTGAGACATAATATTTTTCGTTCACGTGATCCGCCGTTACCTGTGCTGTGGATAAACAAAAATCTGATATATAAGCCTTTGTCTCGCTGTCAAGGTCAATATATCGTGCAATCCATTTCAGCAATTTTGTTTCAAATTGTTCTGCTGCTTTCTTGACATCAACTCTACCTGTCTCTTTCATAATCAGGATGAGTAAAATTAAAAAACGCATATCATCTTCAATTTTGTCTGAAAATTCAATGCGTTCCTGTTTTTGCTTTTTTGTGATTCCCATTTCACCAAAAAATCTATTGTATGGCATGGACCGTATCTTTTCAATTTCGTCAAATCCAAATATCTGTGCCATATCATCACCTTATACTTTCCCAGTTATAGGGCTTGTTTCCAACTGATCTATTTGTCTATCAGTTGGTTCACTGTCTTCCGTTGCTGTGGTTCCGCTTGATGCAGCAGCCCTTTGTACTGCTTCTATCATTTCCTTGCTGTCGTTCCATGTAGCCTCGGTGTCTTCAAAACCGTCAATAAATTTAAGTGCATGTCTGCCATGTACACCAGTCTTAATAAGGGTTGATAAAGCATTTGCTTTAACAGACATGTCATAGTTCTTTCTTCTTGAGAAGTGGAAATTGATATCTCCAACATGTACTCTTTTGATTGGGTCATCGTCTTTAAGCACATTTGATGGAGTTAATTGGAGTACTTTTATGATAAGTTTAAGCTCCTCTCTCTGTGCCTTGCTCACAATCTGTTCCTCGCGCACAGCGTCAATCTCAGCTGCACTCCATCCGCTAGACATATCCATTGCTGTTCCTGTGGAACCACCGCCTTCTGAATCTTGTTGTGTAGGTACTTTGCATTTTTGTAAAATTCTTCGCCAGCGTGTATCTATCGCTGTTAATGTTGCGTTTGTATCGAATGCATTAGATAGTGCCTTGATTTGCGGTGTCTTTCCATCTGGTGTTGTGCTAGTAAGTACCCATTGTCCCGACTTCACTTCTATAGGCTTCTTAGTTTTGGGGTCAACTGGGAAATCAACATCATTGCCCCACCATATCTCCTGAGTTTGCTGCGCTGTAAGGTTTGCAAAATCAGAGACTAGCGTGTTAAGTTCGATACAATCTGATATTTGCCTCTCGAAGCAGCCTGTTCTGTCAACAGATCTCTCGTATTCGACTATTGCTATTTTTTTGAGCGGATTTAATGATTTTTTAACAATTTTGCCTTTTGAGACTTCAAAGCGCATCTTAGGAGTAAAGCACGTAAAATATTGTTCACCATTGTCTGTTCTGTATGTTACTCCCATTAGCTTCTTTTGTTTGGCATCATTGCTATATACACAAAAAGCATATCTTGGGTCTAGCGTATATATATCCACAAGGGCTTCGTCATCTTCTTCAAAATCGGTTTTAACGTCAACAAGTCGGTATCCCACACCTACTTTCTCAACAAAATTGCCAAGCTCCTGATTCTTGTAACCAATGTCGCAAGCATTTGTAAGCATTTCGTTAAGTGCAGATATTCCTTCGTCGTCTGAGTCTGCTGGTGTTTTGTGTGCGTCTTTATCGGATCGCTGTATCAGCATTGCTGGTGTTCCCCAAAAATACGCCATTTTGAAATCAGTGATGTAGTTTGCGGCATTATCAGTTACTTTAATATTGATCTCAGGGCGAACAATTTTGGGTCTGTCCAGTGGTTGATCGCCGGCTTCAAAATCTATAAGATATTGCATCTCTAGCCGATTAAATTTATGTTTCTCATATGCTTTTGACAATTCTTTGATTATGTTGTCGGCAGTGATTTCTTTTGCGTCCGTATATATCTTCTGACGTCCCTTTAGCATCCACATCCTGTTCGCCCTCCTTTCTTAATAGAATCTTTTGCCGCTGCTACTTTTGGCTTGTATCTTTTTTATAGGCTTAACTGACTGCACAATACCGTCCTGTGTAAGAATGCAAGTCATTTGCTCACATTTCCTACATTGCACTTCGAAAGCGTTTGTCGCTTTCTTGTCATAGTGGAAAATAATCCTTCCACAATTGGGGCATGTAATTATCTGGCTACTCATAGCGTTTCAGCCGACGGCAGCATCGAGTCTTGCAATTTGTATACTTCGTCTTGGAAAGACTCGTAATCGGAATTGCATTCCTTCCGGTTCTGCTTGTATAACTCATGGTTGTTTATCCAGTTGCTAAACTGTACCTCTTTAGGATTGTTTGAATTGATTTTTGCCTGAAACGCAAAAATCACTTGATCATTTACTGTGCTGTCTCCTGACAGTGATATACTCTTGCTTCTAATCGTTAACATAGTTATCTCCTTTTTGAGTAATAAAAAAGCGCCATACATATGTAAGGCGCAATTAACTTTATTTCGTACTTTTCTATTGTTGAGAGTATCATAGTAATAGCATGTATTCAAGATGATATCTTGTGTCATTTAGTGATATTAAATGATAGGTTTTAGTGTCATAGGTAACCACGAAATTCCAATTAAAATGTCATAGTTAATATTGAATTGTTTTTTATCTGTCTACCAATGCTTTCCTTGATTGATAGCTTGATTACTCTCTTGATTACTCTCTTGATTACTCTCTTGATTACGGGAACTTTGAAAGCCGCATAAATACTAGCTTTTTGATATGCATAGGTAACCAAGAAATTCCGCATGAGTAACCAAGAAATTCCGCATGAGTAACCAAGAAATTCCGCATGAGTAACCAAGAAATTCCGCATGAGTAACCAAGAAATTCCGCAAAATATAAAAAAGGTAACAATTTTATATTTACAATGGTAACTTATGGTGCTATAATAAACATAAAAGTAGAGAAAGAGAGGTTTTACACATGGCTAGAAAAAAGATTGAACCAATAACCAGTTTAGGAAACGGGGACAAACTTACTGTCCAAAAAAGTTTACCGCTGTTTTCCCTGTGGCGTTCTGAGCTATCGCTTGCAGAATTTAAAATACTCGATACATACCTATCGCGCATAGATAGTCACAAGCCAGAGAAACGAGTTGTGGTATTTGAAAAAGGTGAGCTTGAAAAGATTCTAGGAGTAAAAAAAATCAACAACCAAGACCTCAAGGCAAGATTAAAGCATCTTATGGGAAATGTAATAGAAGTGCAAGATGATAGTGAAAAACAAGGTTTTAGATTGGTGACGTTATTTGAAGAAGCAACGGCAGAACAAGATGATTACGGTCTGTGGCAAGTAAAGCTAGAGTGTTCTCAAAAAGCAATGAAGTATTTTTTTAATATTGAAAACCTCGGATATCTTCGGTATAAGCTGCGCTGCATAACATTACTCACAAGCCGTTACACTTATATCATGTTTACGTATCTTGAGCAAAACCGTTTTCGAAAAAATTGGGAAGTGCAGCTTGATGAATTAAGGCAAATACTTGATTGTGATAAAGAGGAACTGTATAAAGAATACAAGTTCTTTAATCAAAAGATATTGAAACGTGTTCAGAAAGAAATGGATGAAAAAACTGAATGTCGGTATACATATGAACCCATTAAGAAAGGGCGAACGGTAGTTGGTATAAGATTTGAAGTCGAAACATTACCTATATTGGAAGTGCAAGTTCCAGAAGCGCCAGTGCCGAAGGAAGATACACTAGATCGTCCGCTCTGGGAAAGTGCATTGGATGAATGGGAACTATCACAGGCACAGCTAGAAGAGATACAGATGCTACTCGTAACAGTACCAGTTCATAAGCTGCCAAGTTGCCAAAAGGAAGATCTGGAAAAGGCTTACTACCAGTATATAGCACAGAAAGCTGCTGAAATTAAGCGAAGAAATGAGCAAAAGCCGATTCGTAGTCGATTTTTGTATTTGCGAAAGCTTATACAAGGAGATGTATCATCGAAAGCAAAACAATCATCGCAGGCAGCTGCTAAAGGTACTCAAGTATTCCAAAATTTCACAGAGCGTCAAGACAACAATTATTTGGAAAAAATCATGAATAAGTTAAAAAGTGATTTAAAGGAATTTCAGGAAAATCAAAGTTGCTGAAACATCAATAGCAGGGGAAATTTGCTTCCCCTGCTATTTTTTATTGGTTCAGATATTCACTCCCAAACTTTTTCTCAAATTCGTTTAATGCTTCTTTGTGAAGCTTAAAAACATGTCGTTGTGTAAAATGTAACTCATCTACTATTTCGCACCATTGTTGCTGTGCAACGTAACGTTTGAACAGTATATTATAATACTTGAACTCAAGCTGCTCCATTTGAGCAATGATTTTAGATTTTAAGTCCACAAAAGAATCAATCATTGAATCAATTTCACGTTCCATATCTACCAACTTACAAATCGTAGATGCAGTCTTGTCTGTGGCATGTCCAGTTTGCACATTGACATCTTTTACACAACTCGGAACTGAACAAAGCATATTCTTTAACTGTGTTTTTTCGTAGATTTTGTTTGATATTTTGAGATCAAGTACGCTAATTTGTGAAAGATATTGTTTTGTGTTCATTAAACCTCCAATCTTAATAGATGCTGTTAATGATTCTTGTTGGTCTTGGTTTTCTGCGCTGTATGCGTAATGCGAAGTTTGCAAACGTATCCGGTACATCATCAAGCTGTTTTTTTCCACTGGTGGAATACTGAGCCAAAAGAGACATCATTACACCGTATGGCTCTTTTGGTGTATAGAGTTTTTTGTCTTTAAAGACAACGTGCTGCAATATCCAGTTCGAACACTGATATATTCTCGCTTCTTTGTTTGTTTCAGTCATTCGGGATGATATGTTACAAATCCAACCTTTTTCAAGGACGCGTTTATCAACTTCCAGAGAAACACGGTCTCCACCACTATTACCCTCAAACTCGCAATCTTCAACCTTGTTGTCAGCAAGGAGATTTGCGGAATTTTCGTACTGAGCTTCATAATCAGAAGAATTGCTGCACACACAGTCTACGCAGTAATATAAATCTTTTCCCTCGTACTTTATAAGCACTGGAAGAACGAAGAAATCAGTACCTGTTGATTTTGTATCAGCTTGAGCAGTGATACGTTCAATTTTTGAGGTCGGAAGTTCCTTGTATCGCATGATTTTTTCTTCTGGAAACAGCAGTCCTTCTCTTTCGACTGGCTGTTGCATGTAAAGACAGTTGTATGACACATCATCCATCAACAGCGCTTGCTTTGCAAAGAACTCCTTTGTAAAGCCACCTATTGCATAGTCAAAGTTGCTGTCGCCTGTCTCCGGGTCTGTGGCAGGAATAGAAATAACCCTTACGCGGTTGTTTCCATCGTATATATCTATCAGCCTTCCAATAACATCTTGAGTTGACCAACGTGTTGCTTGCATGATCTCTTTGCAGGGATTATTATTGCTATCAACTGTTTTTCGCTGCAATGCATCTACAGTATAAGCTCCCCACATTTTGTCAAGATAGTTCTTGTTCAAAGCTTCTTCTAGGCTACCTATCATATCATCGGTAAGTAAAAATTTGCTTGCACGAACTTTTCCGGCACTCTTTGCGCCTACAGATGTTGTTTGCAAAGATGGAAATGGCTTATATTTTCCGACATTGAACTGTTGCATCAATGCATTTGTTGATGTAATTTTTAGATCTGGGAAGATATCATGCCAAGCGTACTCAAGTGAATCATCAACCATTTGATAGACACCATCGTAATACATTCTTGTGATATCGCCTGAGTGCGAATAAAACAAACTGTAATCGTCTGGGAACCAACCAATTACGGCTGAATGGAAGAACTTGAGTAGGGTCGTCTTGCCTGTTCCGGGCGGCATGGATATACACAGAATGTCGTACTTATCATCAAGCATACCTTGATAAGATTCTATAAGTTGGAACTTCTCAAACTGTTTAATTTTGGGTTTGTAGAACATCTTCCGAGGTTCGCGCTTGTGCTCTAAGAATAGTAAATAATCATTGAATATTCTTGCTCGTGCACCATTCAGATAAGTCTGCCAATACAGTTTGTCCCACTCGTCGCCCTCTACTTTTCTGTTGCGGTTGCAGTACCATCGGACATAGCTATTTACATGGTCGCCATACCCTCTATACGCGTCAAGATTCTTAAAATCGCGATTTGGTATAAACTCATTAGCGTCAAGCAAAATCAGTCTTGCTCCGCCACATAAGGTGTTGAGTTGACTGTATGTAGGTTGCATGATGATCTGACGCTGTATGTTCTCCACGCGTTCTTTATGTTGTCTTAATTCTAACAAAAAAGAGGCTCCTCCTTTCCTAACATTTAAAGAAGAGCCTCCATTTTGGCTGTTACATAATCACCATTTTGATTATGCCGTTTTAATTATAATGATTCAGCGCAGAAAACCCCGGCCGTTCGCAAGAACGCGCGTGGGAGTATCACTTTCTTACTATGTCTTCTCTGTTTACCCAACCATAGACATTATCGCCTATGATGTGATACTGATGCTTGCCACTCTCACAAATACTTGTTACAGTTGCAACTTCTGGAATTGCAGTGATTGGCTTATCAGCCCATGCTGACATATACTGTTTATTGCCCGTGAATTGGACTTTATCACCTAAGTTTATAACTTGTGCGTTAGCATTTGCAGAATAGCTGTAATAGCCACTTCCTGCCTTTGTAAAGGCATATCCACAAGCCTCACCTGGCCATACAATCTTATACCAACCAGAAGCGGTGATTTCAAGAACTTCTACAGCTACAGAAGTCTTGATTGTATCAAGCTTCTTTGCAGAAGTATCTGCTCCTGTGCGGATGTTCATAGGTGTGAGCGCAACTGCTGTTCCAATGCCCTTGCCGCAGAGTGTAGTGTTACCAGTTGAGATAATCTCGCACTCCACTTTAGAGCCATCATCCAGTACTACTACAGTATGTCCCTGTACAGTTGTACACAGGATATCTCCACGCATCTGATATGCTGAGGACTCTGTACATTTTGGCTCACGGATGATTTCAAACTCATCTGTAGCATCCAAAACCTCAACTTCGTTGGCAGTAGAAAACCACGGAATGTCGCGCTGCAAAGCATATGCCACGCATACACGTACAAGGCTGCTACAGTCTGTCTCCACTGGCGTGTTAACCTTGCTGCAATCCCATCCGTACTGCTTAGCCTTGTCGTACAAATCCCAAGACGTAGACTGATCATACCCGATATTATTATTTGCGCACGCTGCTTCCATACACTGTGCGATACGCTCACGCACTGCTGCATCTTTGGCACGGATGACTATCCACCCCTTATCATGGCGATACCATGCTTCTACAGCTACTTCCTGCCCTGTCTGATCTCCTGCCTGTCCACCCATCAATTTTCCATTCTCATCAATACGCGCACTACCTACTCTAACCATTATTAATCCTCCTCGTAGATGATATCAAGCCCATAGGCTAATGCCGCAGCATGTTCAATACGGCATCCACGAGCATTTTCCCAACCCTTACAAAAGTATGCTGCGTGGCAAAGGCTCATGTTCTCTAATGATTTTGCTAAGAAACAGAGCGGAATCTGTACAACACCGCGTTCCTTCATTGACTCGTTGCTGTACCACTCGTCTGTAAAAAGAGTGTTTACGATTTCATAGCCCTTCGCCTCTAAAGCTGTAACAGCCTTTTCTCTTGTTGCAACAATTTCCTCATCAGTTTTGCCAGCCATTGGCTGCGAAAGCATAGCCTTCTTTTTTACTGGCAGTTTTTTGATGGCATCAATTGCAATATTCAGTGCTTCGTATTTTCTTTCCCTGTCTGGATCATCGTAAGTATCGGTGTCCTTTTTAATGCAATTATCACACATATTTTCCAGCAAGCGTGTAGCACCTGTAAGTTCTTCATATGTGTAAGTAGGTGTTAAAATTTCCATAGAATCCTCCTTTAAACTATTAAGGCTGTGATACTCCCACGCGCGTTCTTGCGAACGGGCGGGGCTTCTTGAGACATGGTAGAACGCCTCAAAGGACCATCACAAGCCCTCTACACCCTGTTACGGGTTTACCTTTAAGCCGTCTTTTGGGCGGCTTTTTGTTTTGATTCCTCGATATACCTGGTCTTATCCCTGGCACTGCTTACTTTAAACAGTTCAAAATAGACAAGCTTCTGTTCCTGTCTGCGATGATGCAGCCATCGGTTCATACCACGTTTTCTTTGTGGTCTGGCGTGTTTTTTCTTGTGCTTCGCATGGCAGAGTACTTCTCTGGTAACTCGAATAACTGTTTTGTTCGTGTAGGAGAAGTCACTGACAGTATCAAATGCATTCGGATACACCTTGCGAATGATATTTCCTGCACCGTTGACATCCGCATTCAGAATCGTACCTTCCTTTGATTCGTACTGTCCACGGGAGATTCGTTTCCCTGAAAAATGATATTCCAGACGATCCCCTTCTTTGTAGACAGGAATCGGATCTTTGTCGATCAGACTTGCCTTGGACGTATATGATTCCTCTGTTTCAATGACCGGGATACCCGCCTTTGCTGCAACACAGGTCAGTATCCAGAAAAATCTTGTGTATGGAATACTGACAAAGTGCTGATTGTTACCGGAGCCAAGGTTGATTTCCTGCTTTTGGTCTTTGTTGTGTCCGCAGACGATGACCTCTACTTTGTTTTTCAGGCAGAAATCCACGATATAGTGAGCTGCCTTATAGAAAAAGTCATCGATCCGGCAGGCTCTTTTCTTTGAAATACGGTTCAGTCTGGCAGAGTTTTTCACGGATTTCGTGGAATCCATCCCTTTTGTCAGTTCTGACATCAAAGCTGCACGTCTGCGGTTAAAGTTCTGATTGATGGATTTTAACCAGTGTCCGTCAATGATGAACGGAGTTGCCGAGAAGTTTGTCAGCGCGGTCAGAAAGTTGTCAAGCCCTGGATCAAGTCCGAGAATCCTTGTGGGATTTGTCGGTGCTTCCGGCATTTTGACGGCATCCTGAAATGTCACATATACAATATATCCGCCATAGCAGGGCTTGACTTCCGTTCTGACATAAGAACCTTCCGGCTTTCCAACACAAAGCGGCACCAGGCAGCGTGGAAATGTGATGTGCATTTTTCCTTTGATATCAGACCGCTTTGCAACCTGATTGGTAAAGGTAACGGTCGTGTAAGGTGTCCTGATATATCCCGGCTGCTTTGGCTGTGCCTTAAATTTTCCGGGATTTTGACGATACGATGCCAACAGTTCAAAGTGTGATTTCCAGTCTTTGAGGACTTTTCGAAGCACCTGCTGGTTTGCCTGTGACGGCATCGCATAGTAGTCAGGATTCTTTGTATTCTTCATCACCGTATCCAATGTCTCATATGTGAGCATCCAGTGATCGGACGTTGGCATGATCGGATGATTTTTCTGTTTGTTTTCTATTCGCTTCTGGATCTTTGTGCGGGCCGGGTCGCTTGCAGGCAGACTCTGCAGCTGCTTCGTGAGTCGGTCAACATCTTTCTGAAGCTTTTCATTTGCCATCTCAATGCCGATACGTACAGTCTCTATGACCTCATTTTCATTGGAAGTGCGGTCAACCGGATCTTTTTTCAATCCGGTACGCAGGTTACGAACGATAAAGTTTGCTGAATTTCGCAGGTTTTTTGCAAGGTGAGTCTGGCACTCGAAATAAGATGCCAGCTTTGGTATCCTGTTCTGATCCACAAAAATTGATATGGTATGCATAAAAGGCCCTCCTTTTCAAAAACGCGAGAATATAGTTGACTACACTTATATTATACGATAAAATATAGGTAAAATCAAGCAATATGTGATTTTTTGAATTGTTTTATTTTGAAACGAGAGAGGTACTATTATGAGAGCAAATAAGAATGGTGTCAACAAAGACCAAAAGGACAAAGTAAAGAAAGACGGGTACAACAGGGGACAGCATTGTGTTTACTGTCTTACCTATCATATGATTTTTGTCACACATTACCGAAAGCCTGTGATTAACGACGAAATGAGTGCTGCCATGAAAGAATTTTCGAATCATATGGCAGAGCAGTTCCGTGGAAAAATTTTATCCGCAGAGACAGACAGAGATCATATCCACCTACTGGTATCACTGCCACCGAATACCAACATATCCGTCTTTGTAAGAAGCATCAAGACTCAGTTATCCAGAGAGATGCGCAAGCGTTTTCCGGAACAGATTAAACAGTATATCTATGGGGACGATACCTCATTCTGGAGCCGCAGCTACTTTATCGCAACTACCGGAAGTGTTTCTCTTGAAACAGTAAAGCAATACATCGAATCACAGCGTTCTGAAGAACATCAGGCCAAGAAAAACCAACAATTCCAGAAGAAAACCCTGTTTGAATGATGGTTGCGTTGTTTGTAATCGGCGCATTCATCCCTCGGACGTTCTTGCGAACGGCCGGGGTTTTCTGCGCTGAATCATTATAATGGTACTTGTCTACCTCCGAACCAGAGATATCCTCGACAACATACATGGTGTAGTCATTCAAATACACGTAATCTTTCTGATATTTGCCTTCGGCAGTCTCAATAATGACTTCGAGTTCATTAGAAGTATTGTTCTTTAATGCAAATGTTCCAGTCAGCTCCAGAAGAACTGTGTCGGTTCTTGCGTTCAGAACAGTAAGCTTCCTAGTCACGTTGAAGTTGTCTGCCTGCTTAGAGATATTAGAACTTACCTGATCAGCTTCTGTACAGCCAATGGCTGCGCCAGAAAGCATCACTGTGGCTGCAAGGGTAACAATTAGTCTTTTTAATTTCATTGTCCATGTCCTCCATTGGTTAATTCGTTAAATCTTTTTACGCCATTTGAAAAAATATCGGGATCTTTTTCAAAACAAATGTAATGACGGCCAGTATTCACAGCTGCGATAGCAGTTGTCATGCTTCCAGCACAGATATCAAGTACTGTGTCGTTTGGGTTACTATAAGATTTAATCAAGTATTCAATAAGCGCAACTGGCTTCTGCGTAGGATGTACAGCTGATTTCTGGACATCTTTTGGAAACCTTAATACAGATCTTGGATACCTCTCTGTGCTATCGTAAGTTGTTAAACTGTATTTTTGATAATTTGTCGTTTCCTTACAATTCAATTTATGGTTTGCTTTGCTTACCTTTCTGGGATTACCAGTAGACTTTTGTGGATTGTATGTAGGAGTTTTTTTATAAAAAACACAAATATCCTCGTGTGATCTGAGTGGCATTCGGTTTGCATTTAAAAAACCAGTCGGCTGATTCTTTTCCCACACTAGATTGTATCTCCAATTTTTTCTATTACTTTGCATCAAATCAGCAGTAAACATTCCACTCGCAAACAATATAATAGCGCCTGCGTCTTTGACAATTCTGTCGATTCTTTCCCAAAGCTCAGCCAATGGAATAGCAGCATCCCATTTATTTTGAGTTATTCCGTATGGCAAATCTGCGCAAATCATATCAATAGATTTATCCGGAATATCTTTCATGCCAATAAGACAATCAATATTTTTCATATAGTCAACAGTCATCGGTACACAACCTTCTTGCTTACTTCGGCAACGCTGATTCCAGCTGCAGTTCGCCGTACCTCAACGTCTTTACCTTTTTTGAGTGCCGCCGCTATAAGGGCAGCTTGCTCCACAACTTTTGTTTGTAAATCGTCTTTAATCAACTAGCCCTACCTCCTTCCATGCTTTGCGCAATTTCTCTCCGTTCCATGCAATCCAATCAACCATTTCTTCATTCATAGCCCATGCACCAGAAGTAACTAATGAGCTAATTGCAAGTCCCGATTCAATGAGAAACGCATGGACAATTTCGTGCTGTAAAATATGTTTTACAAGTTCTTCTGGCGATGTCGCCACTGAATCATGTTCTGGATCTGTATTAGGGTCTACATAGTAAATCTTCTTGCCGTAAGCATCGCACCATCCGTCCGCGATATTGCATTGCTTATACTGGTCACGACTTGCTTTTACAATTTGGTATTCCTGTCCCATTACATTTACTTTATTTGCAATCATCATGTTATTATCTCCGTTCTACAATTCAATCGAACACATTCCAATACACTGCGGTGTGTCGAAAATCTTTTCTCGCATTCGCCTAGTGTAGACATATCTGCCTTCCTTCCAGTTAATGCGCTCGTCTTTTCCTTCATCGCAGGTTACGGTTAAATCTCCGATACCAAATGGATTTCCATATGCTTTCCAGTCTTCGACAACGTAGTGGAACATATCTTCGACAGAATCAAAGATTCTCATTTCTGCCATTCCATCACACAATACCCCTCTGTATGGTCTATATTTCACCATGAATCAGCCCTCCTCAAAAGCATAGTCTTTGATCTTATTGTCAGCGAATCGAATCTGGCTCGGATTTACCTCGCCCATCGTGCCATCATCATACTCTACAAGCCCAAATATCATGCTCATTTGTCCCTCAGGGCAACCGCCAATATACAAATCCGCTGCAACAGGCTTTGCAAAATTTTCCCACATATGGAATAACGCTTTCTTTTCTTCGCCATTTTGAGTTACAATACATGGACGAACCCCAAAGTTGATTTCTATATTCTGCATTTGCACCTCCAGTGTACGTGTATACTTGTATCAACGTACATATATAGCTAGCATAATGTACGTGTATATAGCTAGCAAATGTGTGTTGGCAAGTTAGAACAAGTGTTTATAGAACAGCATTTCTCGGATGCTGCCAGACATGTAGTGTGATAAACTTTTTACAATCACTCCATGTTTGCTGCCGTAATCAGTTTTTAGATATTCTTCAATCAGAACCTTGTTGCTTTGAAGGTCATCATAGTCATCTTTTAAAGATTCTGGTGACTTGATATAGCTTCTTACAACTCGTTTAAGGCTCTCGTCTGATAGATTCTTGGCGTCAAAGCCTGTAGATGCTTTGTATTGGCGGTTAAACTCAAAAATAATAGCAGTCAGGCTGTTATATTCCTTGTCAACCCAGTCATTTTCCTGTTGCTCTGTAGTAAAGATGTTTTTAGGACTGTTTGAATACAGTCTGTGAAGCTCATCTTTAAGAACTGACTCCTTATATTTGATAAAATCATCTGGATCAACAGTAGGTTCTTTCTTTTGTGGCTTGCCACCTGAGTTTTGAGCACTTTTAGTGCGCGAAACCATGTATTTATCTCTATTGTCAACTTTAGTTGATAATAGAGCATGTTCTTTAACAGTATTTTCTGTACTGTATTCTCTGGTAGTATTCTCTGGTATTGGTTTGGACTCTTTGTCTTTATCGTCAGGACATTCTGTCCTTATCGTAGAGACGTTTTGTCTTGACATAGGCTCAGAATATTCACTTATAATTTTGTTTAACACTTCAAAATCAATAGTGTACCATTTTGTTTTATCAAAAGACTTATTATTAAAGTTTGCTGACAAAACAATTCCACGGCTTTCTAATTTCAAAAAGACTCGCTGAATTGTTTTTTCACTCCAGTATGGGAAATTATTGTTTTTCCACTCGTTATAAGAATTATAAACCCAATATTTCCCCTCAATGAAATGTTTATTCGCTGCCTTATTGATCTCAAGCCAGTAATTAAGCTGATTGAGCACAATCGCTTGGTTTAAATCGCCTAAAATAACAGCTAATTTTGTATTTACGATAAGTAGGTTACTTTTGTCTACAAATAACTCTTTAAAATTCATTCTAATACCTCCGCTTGATATTGACGCACACCTATGATGTGCTTTCCGCATAATCAAACCAGCAAACAGGCACTGCGGATGTGCTTTTCGGGAGCTACCCTAGTTTGCTGATAAGCGCCGCGAGAAGGATTCGAACCCTCAGTCCTGTTACAGATCACCGATTTTCAAGATCGGCCCAGTACCATTGTGGCATCACGGCAAAAGTGGGTAGAGTAGGACTCGAACCTACATGTCCGAAGATGACAGATTTACAGTCTGCTGCAATACCAATTCTGCGCATCTACCCAAATACCGCCTATACGGTTGCGGCTGACTTGTCCGCAGGTTGATTCTCACGGAGAGTTGCAGTTGCTACTTTGTGGGAAAAGAGAAAGGGATTTCACAAGAGAAAGAAAAAACCACATTGTTTACAAACTGCATATGGACCCTCTGGGACTCGAACCCAGACCCGGCTGCTTATGAGGCAGCTGCCCTAACCTATTGAGCTAAAGGTCCGTATGTGCCATATGGGACTCGAACCCACTACGCCTTGATTAAAAGTCAAGTGCTCTTCCAGCTGAGCTAATGGCACAACAGGGCTAGTTGGACTCGAACCAACAGTGCAGGAATCAAAATCCTGTGCCTTACCATTTGGCGATAACCCCAGCGTGATCTTATCCTCACATGCCACTGGCTGTCAAGACAAGATTCATGATAAAGAACGCAGAAAGTACTACAGCACTGGCAAATCTTTCTCTGGATCTTTTCTCATTTAGCCATCCTATAATGCTAGTCAGCATAAAGATGTTAAAAAGAGATGCCAGAATGCGGAGAATAAGAACAAACATTAAATATCCCCTTCCTTTCTGTGGAGTGAATTTTCAGCTTTGAAGCCGTCAGGATAGCGTTCCCAAAGTTTCTTGTTGTTTTTAATCGCAATATCCTCAAGAGAGGTATCAAGTGCCTCAGCAGTAAGTGCCAGATAATACAGCACATCGCCACACTCCTTGATAAGATGCTCTCTATCAAATGGATGCCCCTGAAAAATCTGCTTTTTAAGAAGATCAACAAGCTCACCTGCTTCACCTGCAGTACCGAGGATACCATTCATAAGCATGTTTTCCTTTGTCGCTTTTGTTACGTCTGATGCGGTTCTCATTACACCGCGCTGATACTCGTCAAATGTCATTTCGTTTCCTTTCCAGTGATAAGATCACTATACGGCAATGTTTCAATCCAGTCGCAAAAATCTCGCCATTCGTCCAGTTTATGGTTACGGCGTGCTTTATAGATGTTTGCAAGGACTTCGTAGTTAAGCGTTACATTTCTAGTCTGGTTATAAGAATCAGGCAGCAGTTGAATTAGTTGCCACCAATACTTCTTTTCCTTGGTAGCAAGATATTTTTGCCTGTAAAAATTAAGCATACGGATTGTCTGATTCAACAGGCCGATTGGCGAATGCTCTGCCCCGTGAAATATTGGAAAATCAGATTCAGCACTTTCAAAGTCAATAAGATGCTCTGCTGAGAAATCATCTAATGTAAATTCTTTGGCATCAATTCGATGCATGGTGCTACAACTATTCTTTGAAGTGCCTACGGAATATGTGTCTGCTTCTTTCCACCAATAAAGTGGTGCTGTAATTCTGATGCATACCGGAAGCATACGCATAAATTTGCGATGATCGGAGCCATATGAAGATAAACGTCGCATAAGTGCCATATCTTCTTTACCGACTATAAATTGTGGAGACCATGTACATTTATCTGGTTGGATACTATCGCAGGTATCACAATCACGTTCTTCACCTCGGTGAAGACAGTCCCAATGACTATCACTTTTAAACCATGAATTGAAGGAATTTCGAAGACCTTCAATAGCAAACTCTATTTGTTCTGGACTTGGTAATACAGCATGTTCTAATTTAATCATAAAAACTCCTCTGCGTTGAATGCTTCTTTTTCACATTCGATAAAATATTCCAAAATTTTATCGAAAAATACATATTCGAAATATTCCGGAAGTTGACGAGTGTCAAGGTTTTCCAGTAAACAAAGCTCAAAAGCATAGTTAAAGCGGTGCAGAGTACCATCATATAATTTTTTATTAAAAGTAACAGTTATGTGGTTAAAACACGGTGGCAAAGCTTTAGCATCAATTCCAAAAGACTTGCTAAGCTTGATTAGCACAGAAATGCATTTGTCTATATTACTCATAGATGTTCCTTTCTTATCGAGTTGCTGACAAAATAATCTTGTTATTACACTGCGGACAGATGATGTAAGTTGTATTTTTACTGCTTAGCCAAAATGCAGATGATGTTTCAGCAATTGAGTGCGACGATTTCTCAAGAATGTCAGAAATATCGTAGCTCAAAAGTGCACCGCAACTTGGACATTCAGCTTCCTTTCTTGTGCCAGGTCTCAGAATTTTTATCATTTCGCACAATCTCCTAACGCTTCGCAGTAAAATCTTTAAGTGTTTCAAGAAGCGCCTCTTTTGATCCAAATTCTGGAAGTTCCAAGATTAAAGCAGCTCTGCAAAAGCTGATTGTAGCATCAAGCCCCAAAACAAGCTCTAATTGCTCTAGCTGTTCTTTACCTATAGTATTTGCCATTGAATGAGCTGAAATTGATTGTGGGGCATTCTGTGGCTTTACAGCGGCATTTTGAGAACCTGACTTAGCAGCCATTACATCATTCTGCTGCTTAGCCTTAACCATAAAGTCCAAAATGTACTGACAAAGCTCTTGACGCTCTTTACATGCTTTTATTTTATTTGCATCTGGATTAGGCGTAGCTGAGAAATCGTTGATCTGCTTTTGATATCCAGAAATGACGCCTTGTAACCATGTTGTTGCATTTTCAAATTTTGTATTTGCCATTACTCCTCCTATTCATCCAAAAGGGATATTGCTTTAACAAACTCGCGAGGAAAGAGAGCTTGCGAGAAGGTGGAAGCACAGGATACGTAAAACACTTCTTTTTTTGTTAGATAGCCATAGTATCCACCTCGCGAACTGCAATAAGCTTCTATTGTTTCACTTGTGCCGTCAATAAATTTAATTAAAACTAATTTCGTTTCCATTGCTTATTCCTCTGGCATGTAGTAGATATCTGGTGAGAAGCTAGAAGCAGAAATATTTAATTCTTCAAATACCTCGGCTGCTCTGGCTGGAGATTTATACTCTGCAAGTACCATGTCTTGGTTTGTAGTCCTTGCAAAGATAGTTTCATCACGTCTCAACAAAGCAACGTTATAAAACTCAACAGATTTGGTTTTACACTGTGAAATGATTCTCATTAGATAACCTCCTGTTCTTGTGTTCTATCTGGCATGTAACCATTTGGGTAACGTTTATTCGTTCACGATTGATTCCGTGTCCTTCACGGCACAACTGGCAAACCAGTATGTCACCGCAATGCTGACATTCATCGGTTATTTCTTTGGTTGATATTTTCATTTTATAGTTTGAGTATATTATGCCTTGGCGCTATGGCAAAGAAACTGTCAAGGCTCACAGCTTTTATCTTTGCCATATGTGTAGTTACGAGTTAAAAGGGGCTTTTTATTTTGGAAAAATATTTTGGGGACTAAGTAGCCCCATGCCGGGGGCACGCTCTCAGACCCCTACACCCCTTTTCGTGTGATCATCTGACAGCTGCGCAGCTGGTCGCGGCTCCTGATCCTATGGCGGCAAAACCTAAATTGTGCGTATTTGTATATACAAAAGCAACAGTGTTTTACTGTCCTGGTCTGAGCATACGCACCATTGACAGTTAAAAGTTCGTATAACAAACATTATACGAACTGTATACCATCTGAGAGATTAACACAGATCAAGAAACCTTGACTAATTTTAATTTGAATCGTCAGACAATTTGAAATCCGATAGTTTCGGGGCTTCCGGCTCTGCATCAATGACTTTTTCCCACTCTTCCGCCGTTATCTGCTTGGCCTCCGGTGCTGTCTCAGCTGATAAGCGGAATTCTGACGCGTTGACATAGTCGCTATTGTTAGTAAGATCAAAAATTGCAAGCACTGGCGGCATTTTGCCAGTAAATGCAAGCTGTTTCTTACAAGCTGTTATAACGCCTTTTACCGCGTCTATAGTAGACTTCCAATCACTGCCACGCTTTTCATAGCCCGTGATCATGTGCCGCGTAACTCCCAAAAATGCCGCCCAGGACTCTATATCAGGCACTAGGCGCAGCTTTCCGCCTTCCGTTGGGGTTTTGTTTACGTTCCGGACAAATGTCAGATACTCTTCTGAGTCGTGCTTGAAACTTTTTAGCCCTTCGGGAGAGTTGCTATACATGGGCTGTGAGCCTTTTTCTCGTGCCCTGGCTAGCCCCTGCAGAGATACGTCAAGGATAGCGTCCAGTTCGTCTCCGTCCATGGTTTCTGCAATATCCCTATAGCTCGGCATTCGTTTTCCTCCTCTTGGCATTCTGTAGCCCTCCTTTCCCTGTATTTCTTTTTGTCGTGCGTATATGTGGCTATATCTTAGCCTTTCCCCTTCAAACGCCTTCTAGCCGCATTCTGTGCCGTTCTAGCGCCCTTCTGTGTGTGCTCATCGTGTCCAGCTCTCGTCTGTGTCCGTCCTGACTGCCTGTCCTAACTGTGTGCTGTCCTCATCTGCCGCCTGTCTGTGTATCTCTCATCTGTCAGCTCCTGCACTCTGTATCTATATATACTTAGATACACTATACACATAACTACTTACTTACCAGATATCTATATACTGTACATACAGATATACCTATACAGTACATAGAGATATACTATACATACTCACCTTATATGTACTTTACATATATACCTTATACAGACATACTTAATATATATTATCAGATAATATATTATATACACTCTATATACACTGTACATATACAGATATTATATACATATACACCATATAATTATAAATATAATATAAATACACTGATAATATATTAAATATACCGATAATATATTAAATATATATACCATATACATATACAGTAAATATATATACTGTATATACTATATATTATATAAGGAAGCGACACGGAAAAGCTGTAGGCTTGGGGAAAAGGAAAAAGCCCACGACCAGAAAAAGAAGCACCGTGTTTTAGCACGGCTTGAAATCTTTTCCGATCATGGGCTATATACTCTATATATCCATATCTGGGCTACATATAAATACTATATATAGTAGCTTGATTACATAATACAACAATATGAGGTATAAATCAAGCTAAATATTTTTAAAAGTGCAAGTTGCACAAATTAAAGATTTACGGCTGAATGTCTGAAAATAGGCAAAGAAAAACGGCAAGCTGTGCGCCTGCCGTATCGTTAATAATTTTCACTTTGCAAACATTTCATTAACTGCCTTTCGTCCAACTAACTTAGCGGCGGCCGTCTTGCTCATCAACTCACGCTCTCTGAAATCGCATTCTTCAGTGTGCAACCACTCTTCCGCCTCTTCATCACTTGCAAAAGGTCCGTAAAGTACATGTTCCCAGCGTCCAAACTCATACTTGCTACTTACACCCAAAACTTTGTTTCTGTTCATAATCTTTCTTTCTCCCGGCTCTAACCTTGCCGGGCAGGTGCTTTTGGTCTTTACCAGATCTCAACGCCGAGCTTGTCAGCTGCTGCGCTTACTACGTCCTCTACGGTATCACTGTCGGCGCTGTCGTACTCGTCCGCCATGTCGGCCAGCTCACACAAGCGGCGGCAGTCGTCCGGGTTCCACTCTCTACTAGACTTGATGCGATATGCTACAGCCTCAGGCACATCTAAATCTTTAAAAAGCTCATGTCCTGCTGCACCCATGCGGCGCCAGTTGAACTCGGCACACTCGATATACTGCGCGTTTGTGTAGCGGTCTGGCGTTGCCTTCGTCTCTGCGATTAAATCGCCATTTTCCGGGTGATACTCCATCTCCTCAAGCTCTTCTGCTACTTCTTCCATAGTCTTTCCGCCCCACTGGTAAGACTCGAACGGGTCTGCATATGGCCAGTTTTCGCGAGCTGCTGCCAGAACTGACAGTCCTGTTCCCGGATCAGCTTCAAAACCGTCAAGAACGTTTACAACCTTGCCGTTCTCATCGCGTGTCACTGCCTGGATACCGCCGCCGTTGTCCTCATAAAACTTTGTTGTATACTGATACTTCTTTGTCATATCTTTTTACCTTTGCCCTTTGGGGCTTCCTTTCTCTCTTTGTGCCTTTAGTATAACTTAAAAAAGTTACTATGTCAAGACTTTTTCTGAAAGTTTTTTAAAATTTTTTCTTCTTCGGCCTGGTCGGGTGCATAGTATATAAGATGCTCTGGCTGCATGTGCAAAATGCAGCATATACGATTGATAGCTTCAAGGCTTATATGCGTATCCCCTGCCTTAATCTTTCGCCATGTATCCTGCGATAAAACGCCGCTTTTCTGCGCTGTGTAGGCTGTAACGCCTGCGGTAGCCAGTGCGCCGGCTACGTCAAACTTAAACTTTATCATACTTGTAGTACTCTCCTTTCGCGTTTGGTGTATCGCTACATATATATAGTAGCTTTTCCGCGGCAAAAAGTCAAGAAAAAATATAACGAAAAAAAGTTATAAAAAGTCTTGACATAACTTTTAAAAGTGATATAATAAGGGTGTAAACAAAAAAAGCCGGTTGCACTACCTACCAAGCAAACGCAACCGGCACCAATCAAAAAAGAAAGGTAGCTTGATTATACATCAAGCAAAGGGAAAAAACAATGTTATATTCAGAGTTAGCAAAAACTTACAGAAAGCTTTTTAAGAAATATCCAAATATTTCTAGTCTCCAGGATTTCGGCGGCAAGATTTTAGAAGAAAAAACAACCTATGCTAAGCGCGGCACGCGTTGGGTCGAAGTGAAAAAAGAAGAAAAAGAAGTACCGGCAACTTATGTTTTTAATGTATTTGATGCAGTACAATTTTTTAAAGACTTAGGCGGATACGAAAAAGTAAGTTGTGGCTATACAAAGGCCGGATATCTTCCAGACGAGTTACTAAGTATCAGCCCTAACAGAACGGAAAAAACAGTAAGAAAATATTATTTCATTTAAAAAAATAAGGTGGGCGAAAATGCCCACCTTTTTTTATTTGCTTCGTGCCTGATCAAGTAGCCGCTGCGTCTGCTTCTGGCCGTATATATCCATGATATCAAGCTGATACCGTGCATCAGTCAAGAGCCTTTGCAGGTCTACCGCTTCCAGGTCTAGCGTTTGGCTCTTGGTCTTCTGGCTGGACGGCTCCGGCTCTGCCGCAGGTGCTGCAGGTCCTTCTGCATCTGGTGCCGCTGATCGGATGCTATCGCGGCTGATTTTTTCAGCTATCGCGGCTTTTATGTAGCCGTTGACTGATAGGCTTGTAGCTGCTGCCGCCTCTTGTAGTCTGGTGTAATCTTCATGCCGCAAATCGAGCGGCACGCGCTTATAAGTCTTACTTGCGTATCTTATAGTAGCTTGCTTGTGTGCATCTGATATTGCCATAGGTTTTTTCTTTCCTTTCCATATATTATAGAGGCCCCTTTTCCACCTCTAGCATAATTATACACTATAAAGATAAAAATATACACGTACATAATGCACAAAAATATACACGTACATTTATATAAAATTACTATTGAATATACACGTACGTTGTTATATAATGCAGTCAGAAACAAGGAAAACAACAAACACAGAAAGGAAGTAAAAAAAATATGAAGAGAACAAAAAATATGATTTATAAGGCATCCGATGAAGCAAGAGAGCTGTTTTTATATGCTACTAACTCAGGCGTTTTGTACAATCGCCAGATTAAGCCAAGTATTGAAAACCTCAGAAAAAAAGCAAGAAAAGGGACCTTTGATAAAGATAAGGCGGCAGACCTCTTTTACTATGTAGCTACAAGTGCTTCGGCCATGTATGATAAAGACTTTGGATTTAGCTTTTCTGTCCAGCAGCGCTTTACAGCTGCGGTTGATATGGTTGATTTTTACATTGATGAAATAGAAGAGATTTAAGCCGAAACGCCCCGGCTTGGGGCGTCCGTTGGGGATTGCCTCCCGGCGCTGATGATGGCAGGCAAGAAAGGGAAAAGTTATGACAACATTACAAATTATTAGATTGAATGAAAGCGCCCCAGCTATGGCGCACGGTTTCCGTTATAACGTCCAGATCTGGACGAAGGACAGCGGCCACGGCTGGTGCTATGCCGGAAACGGCAAGTTTTTAAAGACTGCAGGCGAGGTTCTGAGCTATGGCAAGGAACACGCCGAATTTTGCAGTGATGACATGTGCAAGGATCTTTACGCCTGCATGAGTGAGGAAGATGTTGAGTATTTTGTGGGCGTTTACAAGTGGCACGCCTTCCGTGTATATCCAGATGGAAGAATTGCAAAGGCCACGGATTATGAAAAAGAGTATGCGAAAAAATCGCTTACATGGTATAGGAGTCAAAACAGATGATCACAACAAAAATTGTCTTGCTGGGCGACACTCACCCGGCAAGGCTTCGCGGTTATGGTTACAGTGTGCAAATTTTTGTAGATGGTGAATACAGTGATATTTGCAAGTTGTGCCGGACTCTGGCAGATGCTGAAAGCTACGCCAAGGAGTTTTAAGTTTTGCGTTTCTCCGCTTTAGGCGGCGAGGCTCACGACCTGGGGACGCTTTACCGGGAAAACCGGAACAAAAAAGAAAACTAAAAGAAAGGTTAAAACAATGATTTTACAGACAGTATCTATCAGCGCCGCGCCGCGAGAGCTGCATATAAAGCTTTTCAAGGCTCACGGTGATGAGCTGGAGAAGCTTGAGAAAGAAATTGCAAGCCTTGACGCTGTGGCCCTTGTGTCATGGGCGCGAGTATTCGAGGCGGTAAAGACTCCAGGTGTGGTGGCGCACTGGGAAGTGCAGCACGAAATTGATGGCAAGGCATACACAGAGCAACGCATATTGCACGCATCCGTAAAAAATCCGGGCTGCATTCAGTTTTCTACAGCTCACATCTACCCAGACGAATATATCCCAGTGATGGATTCACAGTTTAAAAATGCAGCTGATTTTTTCAGATATGAAGCGCCGCCATCAGCAGTTGTTATTGTTGAAAAGGTTGCGTGAAACGGAAAGAGGTGATAAGATGAAGGTAATCTGGGAAGCAGATCTGCAGATTGAGAAGATGCGCAGCAGTGCAGAGCGTGCTATTCTCTGCCAAAAGTCAAGAGGATTCAAGACAACGATTGAAAAAAGAAAAAACATGAAAAAAATGTTTGATGCAGTGGCAAGGGGCATTAGTGACTTGTTACTTGGCGCGTTGATTTTCGGCAGCATGGCGGTTGCGCTGTACTATGGCAGTATTTGATAGGAAGATATAAAACATGTTTAAGCAGATTAAGAAGGGTGGTATTGTTGCGGTCAACGTAATCGTTAAGGAATGAAAAAACGGCAAGCGTAACGCTTGCCGCTCCTCTGTACTTGCGCGTACAATTATAATTTCATTTCAATCCACACAGACGGTTTGCTGCCTGTGAATAACGACCGAAGCCGGAAGAAGCATCCTCTTCATTTTTAAAATAGCATAATGGCTTGAAAACGTCAAGAACTTTTTGTATAATATTTGAAACACGCATATGTAATGTTATTTTGCGATAGTGCATATTGACAGGAAAAAGGAGTTGGCAATGGCAAAGAGAAAGAAGAAAGTTGAGAATAAACGAATCCTGGCACTAGAACTGTACAAAGGATTTTTAAAGGCTGAACCCGATTTGGCTGATCAAGTAAAAGCTGCGATTGAGGATTTTAAAGCTCAAGGTGCGAAATGGGACGAAAATATTGTGTACTGTCCTAATGATAAAATATTGCTAGAAATCCAAAAAGTACGCATGGGGGAGCCAGATGCGAAGTATTTCAAAAGGCTTAGAAATGCCACTGCAGGATTGATTTCAGCAGTGGCAACGTGGGATTTATCAAAAGTAATTTATCGTTTTGATGAAGATTTTTATAGTGAATTAAAAGAAACAGAAGGAATAGAAAAAGTTCCGGTGAACATGTTACTTCATTTGCCATATAAATGTTTATGTCTTCAAGTTGGTGACGAATCAAGGTTTACATATTTGAATTATGATTTTGAATTTAAATTATATGAATTAAGGATTGAAAGGCTTTTCTTTAATGACGATGAAAACAGAATTGAATCAAGGAGCTATTTTTTAACCTTATCGTCTGATAAATTACAAAAATGTATAGACCATACAATTTCCAGCGGAATTGATAACTATAAAAGAGTGGGGCTGCCGGAGTTTTCAGAGAAATTTGAAGAAACATATAGAAAAGATCGCGAAATATTTCAAAGCACAATACAAATGATTCTGTTTATACTGTCACAGAATGTAGATATTGTCGAGAATGAAGAAAACAAGAAAGTAAGAAAGAAATATGCTCGTTCTGGTGCAAAGGAGATTCCTAAGGTATTGGATGCAGGATACCGTGTGGGGGCTGAAATAAGGAATGTTAGGGAAATCAATGTATACAAGAACAAGACAGAAGCAAATGAACAAAACCTTGATATACTGCCCTCTGCCGTAGGAAGCAAAAAGACTCCACATGTACGCCGTGCACACTGGCATCATTTCTGGATAGGGAGTGAAAAGGCAGGAAACAGAAAGCTTGTGATCAGATGGTTGCCACCTATAGCAATAGGAAGCAGGGTTCAAGATCTTTCACCAGTTGTACATGATGTTAGAGCGTAGTCAACAAAGAAAAAGGGAGCAGAAAAACAAGAATGAATGAAGAAAAAATGAAACGAGTAATGGAAGCAGTAACGCAGTGTAAGCCACTTACCAAAAATGATTGGCCAAGGGGACATGAAGAGTGGGGATGGCTACTGGAGAGAACATGCGATTTGTACAGCAATTATATATCTTCGGAAAATGAGACTCTCAAAAAGGCCGTTAAAATTGTAGTTGAAGAGTTTTTTGATTTTGTTGATAAAGTTTATCCAGGAGATGAAGAATCTATTCCAGACAAAGATTTTTTTGATTCTGTCGATAAAATCTATTTAGAAGATGAGGAACTTATTCCTGATTTTTTAAAAGAATTAGATAAAAAATTTGCTAACGATGATGAAGGCAGAGAAACAGAAAAAGAAAGAGATGCAGAACGTACAAAGAACTTAATGCTGACAATAGTGGAATTTACGTGTCACTGTGAGAGAGAGTATTTAATGCAAATGCCTGATAAAGAGTTAAAAGCATGGAAAACATTAGCAAGAATAGATAAGCATTATAGAATCCAAATATGCTTCGGCTATAAATTTGGAAAAATAGCAGATGGCTTTGTGATCGACGACACAGTTGATAACTTGATACAGGAACATAAAGATACAGAAAAGGCACGAAAATACGAAATTGCGTATCCATTTAAATGGTATATGCAAAAATAAAAGATATAATATTAAAGTATAGTTAAAAAGTAGGGATAGAGTCAAATCTATCCCTATTATTTTACAGTTCTTGACAGTATTTTACATTACTTTACATTACTATACATTATTTTACAGTAAAATAATGTCAAAATCTATCGGCTTTTCTTACGGCGCTTCTTCTGCTTCTGCTGTTTGTATTCGGTTCTTATGACTGTGATATTTCCGACAGTTTCCTCAGTTCTGATTCGCTTCAAACTGCCAACATAGGTTATTATGCTGATTTCGCGCTTCTTTCCACTTCTACCGCCCATATCATCCCCTCAACTTTCTTGTAAGTTTCTGCCCAAATGATTCTCGATACGTGATTTTTACATCTGTGTCCACATCAATAGGACGTCCAACCACTAAAATTTCTGTAGGATGGAGTCGGGAACACATTTCTTTGAAGCCCTGCCGATAACACTCCTTGCCTTGATCGGTGAAGCAACCGTTTGTGCTGATTGCCAACGTACTCTCTTCTGGCAACCCTTCAAAGCAAAAATCAAACGTCTCTGCATTTCCCCAACCTACAGTCGGGATGACGTCGCATCCATTCATAAAGAGCCACCATGCCAGAGCACGGCTCCTGTACACTTGATGCAGCTGCATGACCTTTGGCATAGAGTCGTAGAATGAGAAGTCAGGAGCACAGATGTATTTAAAATTTTCAAGCATCGGAAGATACTTTTGCGGTTGATTCCATAATGGTTCGAACCGTGCATCATCAATAAAAAAGTGGCAAAGCGCCTTCTTCGGATTTTTTTCTTTCACCGCCTCACAAAATGATACTGCATTAAGCCCACTCAGAGAAGCGTGTACTGGGAGCAGTTTTGGAAATCCCAGTGGAGTAAGTTCGGATTGATAAAGATATCGCTCACGGAGAACGTCTTTTTGCGTGTGAATCTTTGTGTACATCTGCCTTCCTTTCTGGCACATTGCCTAAAGTCGTGCGTGTACTGTGATCTTTATTTTATGCACAGTACCTAGTTGTATTGTTTCCTAAAAGCTGATATATAAGTTCGTCTGCAACAGTTACTATACTCCTGCCAAAAAGACTTATAAAGTCTGCGACAATTTCCTCTGTTTCAATCGGGATAGAGTATCCGTATTCCATTGCGTGAACGTGTGTCAATTCATGGCACAGCACTTTATCAATCATCTGGTTTGACAGATCATTACACATAAAGACGGTCTTTAAATTGTTGTCGGTTACACCGAGAGTATATGTTCCGTCACTGCGCTGCAACTGCGGATCGCCAGGATTGACAAAGCAAACTTGCCAAGTGCTGTTATTTACTGTAAAAAACATTTGATACCCCCATTATAGCACATTTATAGCAAATGCGCAATTGAAATAAAACCGGGAGCATCTGCCCCCGGTTGTACCATTGATTATATACGCTGTACCCAGTTTGTCATCTTGGTTTTCATCATTGTTTTTTCGGAAGCTGAAAGCCCTGGCATGATCTCTTTAAGATCTTCGTCAATGACGGCCAGCAAGGACTCAAGCCCTCGCATGTTTGCGTCATTGTCTTCTTTGGTGTTAGCTTTGTGCATGTCCTTAGTCTCACTGTATGACCTTCTAGCACGGTCATATCGGCTTTCTGACTTCATTCCCATATCTTCTACACTTCTACCATCTGACGGCATTTGGGCGCCTCTACGTGGGTCAGAGTAGTACATGCGCCCAAAGCGGAGTCTATCAAGATCACGCATACGCTCTTCTTCTGGCATATCAGCCCATTCATAATACATTTCTGGTGTCATGTGCCAATAAGGTGGCTCGTCATAACCACGTCTACCTATGGTTCTTGTACCTCTACCCTTTGGGGCGAATCTGCCGTTAGCATATCTGTAGCGGTCGTAATAGCGGCGTGACGGGTAATCACCGTATTGCTCAACCATTTCCATGATTTCGTCATCGTTTTCCAATCTATCCATTGCCTCAACGATGCGATAGTCTTTGTCAAAGCAAGCAATGTTCTTAACGATTTCAGTCCAGTCTTTTAAATCATCAAGATTCTGGCCTTCAAAATTATCAATTCCGATAGCTTTGGCTTTTTCTTTGACACATTCTAAGATCTCTTTAGCCCATTTATGCATAGTCTACCTCCAATCAAGCAACTCTATTCACTATAAGGTTTGCGTTAGCAACTTCAATAGCAACGCCACTTGTATTCTCAACTGCAATATTTACGCAGCAGCCACGCGGAACACTGATAAAAATGCCTGAGGATACATTGCTGAATTGAGATACTGCAGCTGGTGTTGAAATCATTTTGGAAGCAAGCATCGGCTCACCACTGATAGCAATTGCTAATGATATAGGAGCCGCAGTTCCACCGGCTGGAAGAGCTATATTCGCGGAGAAGTTTACAAAAAAACGTGCCTGACACTGATTCGTAAGACCTCTAAGAGTAATGATCCCACTGCCTTCACGGTGTTGTATGCAGTTTGAACCCTTAACAGATGTGTTTGTAAAAGTTACATTTTCATTTGCCGCAACTTCCTGTGTTGCGACTGCAACATATTCTGCCATTTGATACCTGCTACTCAAAATATGTGTAAATATACTCATATTGAGAATTGTAGGTTCTCACGAACACTACTTACTGCTTCATCGTGTATGCTTTTGACGAACCGAAGTTCTGTCTACTCACAAGTTCTTGTACACTCCACAGTCGTTAATTCCCCAGATAGCCCCGGGTACATACTTACGCTTGCGTTCAATTATGCAATTTCGTAAGTTTCTGCATCTTTCAAATTAAGTGCCGCATTTCGATCACGATCTTCTACATAGCCACAACTGCATCTGTAAATTCGATCTGAAAGTTTTAAGTCTTTCTTGATGCATCCGCAACTATGACATTTTCTTGAAGACGGATACCATCTGCTTACTACTCTTAACTCAATTCCTTCTTCATGGCATTTCGTCATGAGCTTTTCTCGAAACTCATAAAATTTCTCTGATGCCACTGCCTTTGAAAGATGTCGATTTTTCATCATTCCTTTTACGTTCAGATCTTCAATCGTTATATATGATGGCTTGGTTTTCACAATCGCTGCGATTGTCTGATTGATGTAATCGGTTCGAATTTGATTGATTCTTTGATGAAGTTTTTGTACCTTAAGCTTTTGTTTTTGTATATTTGCTTTTTGAGCAGACTCTCCTTTCTTCAAATTCTCATATTTGTGAGACAGACAGCGCTGCGCCCGTCTCAACTGTTTTTCAAGCTTTTTGATTCGGCTTGTTTTGTTGATATTTTTATAGATTTTACCATTTGAAAGAACCGCAAATTCTTTTAGTCCAAGATCAATTCCGATTCCTTCTGTCTGATCTTCCTTCGATTTGACCTGCAAATCTGGAACATCCACTAAAACGGATACATAGTATCGACCTGCTTTCTTCGAAACGGCTCCGCTTCGAATCCGCCAGCCATCTTTCGTCGTTGGCAGATATCCCTTTTCCTTTAGTCTCACCCAGCCAAGAGTGGAAATGTTAATTCTGTGCCGTTCACAATAGCAGTCCTTCGGATTATTCTTTACAAAGTACATCTTTACATCTGAGATATCTTTCTTTTTGAATTTAGGAAATCCACTCTGACGCTTAAAAAATCTTGTAAATGCTGCGCATCCACATTCAACTGCATGTTTTGCTGCCTTTGAACTGACTTCCTTTATCCATGAATATTCAGGATGTGTCGGCAGATATTCATTATTCATCCATACGCTAAAGGACTTTCCACTCATGAATTTTTCTCCCTGCTCATAACGTTTCAAGTTATGAGAAAGATAAAAATTGTATAGATACCGGCAGGTTCCAATCGTCTTATTGATCTTCGTTATCTGCTCCGGTGTAGGATTGATTTCCGTCTTGAAGCTCTTTAGCAAGTCCCTCATCTCCTTCTATTTGTTTTTTATACTTACGAAGTCCATACAATCTACAAGAAAACGCATGAAGAATGGAAACGATATCCTGTACAAGCTCCTCCTGCGGTGATAATGATTCATTATTTACTACCACAATTGTTGTATTAAATTTCGTACAGAATTTTTCAAACCAGTCATATCCAAAGCGAACAAAACGGTCTCTATGCGTTATCACAATTGTTTTGATTTTTTGTTCCATCACCTCATTCAATAATTCATTCCATTTCTTGCGGTTGTAATTAAGACCACTTCCATATTCTTCTATGCATTGATCTACAATCATGCCTCTTGCATTGCAAAACTGCCGTAAAAATGCGGTTTGGTTTTGTAAATCATCCTTTTGATTTTTTGTAGACACTCTGGCATAAAGAACAACTTTGCGTGCATCATCTTCTGTTATCCCTTTAAATTCAAGATACTGTTTGTAAGTATAATAACGCCTATTGGTTGGTGTACGATTTGCTGTAAGCGTTCCTTCTCGATCCCACCGCTGTAAGGTCTTAACAGAAACACCCAACAGTTCTGCAAATTCCTTTGGTTTGTAATTCGTAATGTTTGATGTGTTCATAATACCTCCTTTGAGGATATTTAAACACATTAAAGCATTATTGTCAATAGATTTAATTACATATTGTGTTTTCCTTAAAATAAGGGACAGGCTCTATTTTGAGTCTGCCCCTTTGCTGATAGTAATACTGCATTAGTTAGCAGACATAACCGTTTTGGTTAAGATACCGATATTTAATTTTGTCAGCAGCTGCAACCGCTATTGCATCCGCATCCGTAAGCATAGCCATAAAGATTAGATGCCGGGAAAGACGGTACTGGAGTAGGTCTTACAGCGTCAATAATCTGATTGGTCTGCGCAGCCATTGCTGTGGTGAGCAGTGCGCTCTGGCGATCCTGTGAAGCAGCTCTGCGAAGATCATTGTTCTCAGCCTGTAAGGCAGCAATCTTGTCCTGGCAAAGGTAGTCAAGGATGCTTCTCACGCCTGCATTCTGACTGTCAATAATATCTCTGGTGTTGATGTTCATAGTGTTCTGCAATGCGCAAGTGTTAGTTGCCATATTGTAATTTACACCCTGAATAGCTTCGCGTGTCTCGCAGCAGCAGTTAGCTAACTGTGCCTGCAGAGCATTTGTATTTTGCATATTAGCTACGGTATCAGCGTTGATAGCCTGCTGAATGCCATATCCAGTCTGCATGATGTTTGTGTTGATTCCGTTGAATCCAGTTAACATGCTATTGTTGACTGCGTAGAATCCGTCACAAAGACCATTGTTGATTCCGTCTAACTTTCCAACAATCGCTTGGTGATCAAAACCACGCTGAATTGCGCTATCTGTGTAGGCTGCCGCGGTAGAACCCATGCCACCACCGTTATTGCCCCAACCGCCGAAGCCATTACCCCAGCCGAAAATGGCAAAAATCAGAATGATCCAGATCCATCCCCAACCGTCGTTGCCCCAGCCACCGCTGTTGTTACCGTTACCATCAATGCTAGCCACTAATGGTACACTACAGTTTCCTGAGTTAAACATACTATTTACCTCCGTAATATTTTTTATATACATAATCTTGCGCAAGAATTAGTATCATGTTTTTATTGCATTCCAAATTGATTTTTTATCTGGCGAACTGCATCATCAACATTTATCCCTTTTTCTTTGCAAAGGTTGCGAGCTAATTGTTCTACACCCTTTGTATCACCTTTATTTGCCATATCCATAGCATTTTTTAAAATAGGATTACTCATAGCTTGGCTGTTTCCAGCCATCTGCTGCAAAAACTGCTGTGGATTCCTCATGGCTTGAAATAGCTGAAATGGATTATTCATTCTCATTTGCCTCCTTCTTTAAGCCTCCGGACCTTTTAGGTGCTATCTTAGGCATCAATTCATCAAACTTCTTTTCGAGGCTATCAAATCTTGCCATAAATGCCTCTGTAGCCTCGTCAGATAGCCCCATTTTCATTTTGGACATGTCGGCTGAACTATTCGCCGCATTTGGCTGTGAAGCTGTGTACGGCTTATATACAATCGTTCTAATGGTTCCATCTGCATTCCATGATTTTGTATAGATCTCTGACATGTCTTGCTTTGGGAATACGGCAACTGAACCGTCCATAGGTACATCGTTCGCAGTAATTTGTTCGACAGCTTGCACGACCTTTCCGTTCAATCCAGCCTGCTGCTGTGGCTGAATGCTTTGCTGCTGATTAAAAAGCGGCTGGTTTTGCTGCAGATCATAACGCGGCTGCTGATATTGATACGGGTAATAACTATTATATTGGCCATACATTGTCTGTTGGTTGTACGGTTGATACATCTGATTTGGTATCGGCATCGTCGATTATCACTCCTTCCTCGTCAAGAACCTCTCCAATAGCCTGAATCATTGCTGATTGATACTGCATTGGAATCATACATACATCTGGTCTTTCAAATATTTTAGTTAAAAATGATTCAGGAAACATCATTCGCACCTTCCTTCCTCTTATTCTGATTGTATTGTGCCATAAAAATAAGATGTAAAAACGACAGGGATACGACATATTAACGACAAAAAGAGCTGCCAGATAAACTGACAACTCTTTTAAAGAATATTTTACTGTAAATAAATGTCAAATATTGTTAAATAAAGTTAAATAATGTAAAGAAATGTAAAATACACTATTACAACATCTGCAATTCCTCTCCTGTGTCCTTTGATGTGAGTTTGATAGAGACGTCGTATCCTAACGCTTCTGATATCTGACGTATATCACTTTCTCTAAAATTATTTAACCTAAGTTTTTTGGACACGTTAGATTGAGAACACCCTAACAGTTTTGCAAGCTGAACTCCGTCCATCTCTTTCTTAAACATTATTGTTTTTACAATGTTCGAAAATGTGTTTTTGCTTTCCATTTACTCACCTTCCTCCTTCGGTTTAAGATCTGCCTTGTAAGAGCTTAAATGTTCTTCTATAGTTTCAAGACTATTGGATTCCTCTGGAATCAATCGGTTGAGATAATATAAAAAAGAATTATAAGCCTTTGCTGTGCAATAATACTTTTCCTTGCCATTCACCGTAACTATTCGACCTCTAAATGATGTCGGGGATGCATTATCAATTAAAGATTTGGAAAAGTCCAGTGCAGACTGCTTGACCATTCTTAGAAAATACTCAAATGCGGCGGCATTTGACGAAAGAAATCTGGCCCAAATCAAATCTAGGTTACTAGAAAACTCATATTTTTTAAGTTCAGTCGGATTCTGCTTGCCACTAGCCATCTGAATGTTGTAGGATAATACACCAATTTCATTTGTGATATAATGGCACAATTCAATGCCGACAGATATGTAAACTGCAAAGTTAGGATCGAGATTTGCTGTAAATCTTTTTGAACATTCATCAACAAATTTCATCATCTTGGAGTCATACATCATTCCACAAGTTTGAAAGCCTGCGCTGCTAATTCCGATTAAGCGCAACCATGTAACAGTATCTTGATTGTTGTAAAGTATCTTGTCGAGTAGTTGCCACAATGGAACATCGTTAAATAAGCGAAGTGGTTTAGCACTGTTACTATTTAAAATGTAAAGTGCCATGGTTTCAGCTGTAACACGTTCTTTATCAAAAAATTCCCCACCCAATGCATTAAATCCGGTTATAACCCCATTTTCACGCTTGAGAAATATCCTGCGCGATTGGTGCGTGAATAATTCCGCTGGGTTAGAAGGTGGATCAATCTTTTTGCGCTCATCGGATCGTGGCAAGCATTCCCATATTGGGCAAGGCTTAGGCCACAATTCTCCATTACCATTCTGTAAAGGAACTAGGTTCATCATAAGTGTTTCAAAAAGATTTCGCCCGATTGCGTAAACAATAGTATTTTGCCCCAACCATCCAATACTGATTGAAGGCAAGCCTGCTTTACTCGGCTTTACAGAAACATCATCATACCCGTTGATAAAAAGAAGCCATCTAGCCGCTTCTGCATATGTTAGTTGCATTTTTGCTTCTCCACTTCTTGTCGCAAAAATTCGTACCTTGTTGTTGCTTTCAGAAATTTCTCCGTTTAACTTTGCAGCACCAAAAGCAGTTCCTTTTTTAGCTTCGTTTGCCTGATAGAATGGAGCATCAGGCTGAAAAAGCCAGAAACGTTCTCTGTATTCCTCTAAATATTTTAAAAATGCTTCCGGAAAATGTCCGAGACTCCAATAGCTTTTCCAACGGCTGATTGCTTCATCCCTGTTCAAAAGCGGAATCTCATCACCGTTTGAGTCGAATCTTGCAAATCCAGAATGAGCAATTGCAAGAAGCAGCCGTATCATTGCGACATTTTGAGTATCTGTTTCACCCGCCAAATCCATGCATTCATGACTGTGGGTGAAAACATCCGTGAGTGAAACTTCTTTAATGGTATAATCTGGAAGCAATACACGCACCCAATTTTCATCAAGCAAATTAAATTCTTTCTTCATATATATCCTTCTTTCTACAGTTCTTTACTTTATTTAACAGTTCTTTACATTCAAATAATGTCAAATAAGGTTAAATACTGCTATTTACTAATATATATATTTCTTGCAATGCATAATCTATATTCATACGGCTCAAATATCCAATTTTTGCATTCCAATCTTGGACCTTTGCAATCATGGCGTAATACAGCTTGTGGCTCAAGTGGGCAGTTACAAAGAATACAAAGTCAGATTTTTTTAATGCAGCGTTGCGCACAGTGCTGACATCTCCTGCACTGATATATTGCCAATTCGGAAGATAAGTTTTGAGCTTCTTTATCAAGCTTGGATGCCCTCCAACAATTGTGCCACTAATGTTTTTTAATTGCTGAATTTGCTCCTTAGATAGCTCATTTGTATTTTCGGTTTCTGAATCGTTTTCCAGTGAAAATATATGCTCTCGCAAAGCATAAAGCTCCCTACGTTCACTCTCTACCTTTTGCAGTTCGGATTTTAGCGCATCATTCTTCTGCTTGAGTAGATTTATCTCATCAGATAAGCGCTGAACCTGCTCAGTACAAGCTTTTTGTTCAGACATCCTGCGTTCCTGAGATTCAGATAATGCAGATTTGGCTTGAAGCAATTCATTTTTAATGCTCTCTACTTCAATATACACGTCTTCGCGATTGTGTTGGAAGTAGTATTCTTTAGATTGCTTATATGCCTTACACATAGCTAATATATAGCTCGTATATTTTGCATAAGTCAGGAAATCCTCACGTATTCCTCCTCTTTTTCCGTGCGTATAAGCAATTGCTAGTGCTTCAAGATCTTCATGTGTGAACTGTAATTCAGAAAAAATAGAAACACCTGAAAGTGACTCAATGTCAAACACTGTAGTGTATCCAAATTCCTCATTTTTTGGTGCTAACTGGATCTGCTTAAATAAATCTTTTGGAAGTTGACTAATGTATGATTTTGCTCTTTCCTGAAAAGCGCAGTCATATTTCTTTAACCCTTTTTGTATTCTGTGTTCTGGATTGTATCCGTAGTTTGCAATGAAGGAAAGTAATTCATCACATTCTTTACGCTCTTGTACCAACTCTTGCGGCCACATATTTAAAAAGTAATAGCCTGCAAATAAATGACCATTAAAATTATCGTCCGAAACATGATCTGACTTTGCAAGTTTTGCATAAATGGCTTCTCCGATTACACTATTAAAATGAATCGGTTCGTCTTTTGGAAGCTTTTTAAAAATGTTGTATAGCTTTCTGTATCCCTTTTTGAAGAGAATATCCAAAGAAGTCTGTGCTTGTTCATCTTCTGTGTAGCTATATTCGACGATTCCGAGTGCTTTTTTATAAGCTTCTTCTGTTTGCAAAGACAGTTCTTCCGAAAATAAAGTATTGTAATATTCGCTCTGCTTTGCAGCATTATAATAAGCTACAGCATTCTTGCCATATTCGCTTTCTAAATCTAATCGTATATGGCGTGCAAACGCGATAGCGCAAGCGTAAAACGGTATCAAGTTTACTTGTTCCATAAAATACCTCCTTTCTTTAATTTTAGTAAAGAGTTATCTTGTGATAAAATTACCAAAATTTTATTTTTTGATTACGTAAATAGGATCTATTTTTTGATTTATTATAAATCTCATAATGCGTTAAATACATTGCAAAATCATCGCTCCATGCCTTTTCTAATTTGACCTTATATTCCACAATATGTCCAGATTTATATATTCGTATTGCATGATATCTGCCGCATATGTCGCTGCTTTCTGTATGCCATATAAATAAATCTACATGCCCATTGTAATAATCTTTTTTAACTTGTTTATACATGTTACAGCATAATTCAGTTGTTGGCAAATCAAATTTGTCAATGTAATTAAATGCCATTGTAAACTCACCACTCGCAAACACAGTTAATACTGATACAATATCAATTGTTTTCATATTATTAGCGGATAGTAAACGCCGTAACGATTCTGCAATATTACAATTCCGTTCATATATCACATCGTCAAGTTTTCCTTCTGCAATAGCATTTTTAACACTAACTATTCTTTCGTAAATCTCATTACTTACCATAATAAAATCCTCCTTTTAACAATTTTTAACAGTTCTTTGACTTATTAAACCTTTTTTAAATGTCAAATAATGTAAAGAATTATAGATCATGTGTCCGCATGTATTCCTCAATGGCGAAGCAAGCAAATCCTGCTAGGGTGCGGCCTGACTTACGAGCAGCTTCTGAAAAGGCTGCCTTTTGTGATTCTGTGCACGACACGCTGAACTGAATCTTACGCTCAGCTGCAGGGACTTCCCTGCGTCCTACATACCCACCATTTGGACCAATCTTCGGAGTTGGATTATATCCAGGCGTATATACTCTGTTCGGATCAACCGGAGCGGAGACAAAAACTGATTTTTTTCCCACCGGCTGGATGCTTGGAATTTCAGTTTCGCCAGTATCTGCAAAATCAATGCCGGCTGTCACATCAAAAGAAGTAGTAGTGGCGTTATCTTTCTTTCTCATCTCTAATCACTCCTTAATTAGTTCCTCTGCGAACTGCACATAGTCAATGGCAGCGTTACACTTCGGTTCAAAATTCATGAGGGTTGTTCTAGTTGCCTGTGCCTTTTGTACGGCAATGCTTTCACGAATAGTTGTGCAGAAAACCTTTGTGTTGAGCTGCTTGGCAATCTCTTCCAAAGAAGCTTTAACTTCCTGGGCGAGGAGCTGGCGACTCTTATATTTCACCAACAAGAGTCCTGCAACCTCTAGGTTAGGATTATTTCTTTTCTTTACGCCCGTGATGGTTCTATTCAGTTCTGACAGACCTTGAATGGCATAACGGTCTGCAGTGACAGGAATGATGACCTTGTCGGAAGCAATTAAGCAGTTTTTTAGCAGCTTATTATCTGCCGGAGCTGTATCAATAATAACATAGTCATAACCAGTTAATTCAGAAAGAGCATCCTTCAATCTAAAATATTCGTTCCCATCGCTTGGGAATCTTTGATCTGCTGTTTTCAGTTCTGGATCGGACGCAACTATGTCGCCTATTTCTGTTCTTTGAATAGCTTCCGCAATTGGAAGCGGATCTTCAATATCTAAAATAACATCGTAGAGAGTTGCTGTATCTTTGGACACTGCTCTATAAGTGTCCGTACTGTTGCCCTGCGGATCAGCGTCAACAAGCAAGACCTTCTTACCTTGTGACATTAAAATTGAAGCAAGTGTAGTGGCTGTTGTGGTCTTTGCAATGCCACCTTTTTGGTTTGCAATACATATTACTTTCATAGTGAAACCTCCTTTGTGATTACATTATTTTACAATTCTTAACCTAATTTGACATTTCTTTACAGTAAAATAATGTTTTTTCCTTTCTCAGTTATAGGATACATTGTTAGAACTAAAAAGTCAATAGTTAGAACTAAAAAGTTATAAAAAATATCTTTAAGGTTATACATGTGACGTTTCTTTACAGTAAAATAATGTTAAAAAAATGTTGTAATAGTCCCATAGCATCATAAATACCAGGGGACTATTTATAGTTGGTTGATTTTTGATTTTATATCGGCAATCCTGCGATCAACCGTCCTAGTCGACACAGATAACCGGGTTGCTATTTCGCTGATAGATTTGCCTTTAGATAACATATCAAATGTTATCTCTTCATCGTCCGTGAAATTACTTCTAAGTTTGTAATCATCAAGCTTAGACTGGGTAAGTTTGTGTAATTTCACGGATCACATCATGATTCCTTAATTGTTAATTCCTTAGAATCAGTTCTTTTGAGAATAATAAGCTGCCTATCCATATCCGGTATCTTCCAATTATCAACAGATTCAGAGTCATCTACGATGATAGGAAGGGTAGTAGCGTATTTCTTCTGAAAAGCCTTGCAAACATCTGTCTCGATTAAGATTTTTGCACCGTGATTAAGGTTTCTAGCGTATGGTTCACCGTTTACACAGAAATCACACGTTTCTTCTAGGTCGCCATTCACAAGCTGTCTGAAAAATTTCACTTGACAGTACTCTAAATACTCGTTTACCTTGCTTTCTAAAAGCTCGTGCTTGCGAATGTTGAAGCGTTTGAGCAAGTCGAGTTGTGCCTGCGTATCTGCAATTAGCTGCTCATTCTTTCGGCGCTCGATGTTAAGCTCTGCAACTCTTGCGTCAATCTTGGCATTTATTTCAGTTTTTGCAAGCTCTGCTTTTAGACTAGATAACTGATGCTGAAGGTTATTTTCTTCTGCCTTGAGCTGTGCAAACGTTGCATTTGCAGTATTTGCTTCTAACTGGCTTTCAAGCTTTGCGATTTCTGCAGATCTGGCTTTTGCTGCCTCGTCTGGTTCTGCTGGAGGTACAGTGGATATAGCTTTTTTCTGTGCAACTAAATCATCGACAACTTTTGACTTTTTATTGGATTCTTCACGAAGGGCAGAAAGCTCTGCATCTGCAGCATTGAACTTTTCGCGCAAAGCATCAATAGCTTCTTTACATTTCATTCCATCGTCTGTGATTTCCTGCAACTTTTCTTCCTTTGATTCTTCAAAATGCTTTCGCATTTCATCCTGCTGATCAGATGGGTATTCACGCTTACAATACGGGCAAATCAGTGAATTTTCATCAAATTGCATGTCTTTATTGCTTTTCCAGTCGCTTGAAAGCTTCAAGCGCTTAGTTTCAAGATTTCGAATTTCAGAGTCAATCTGGTGCAATTCGTGCTCTTTGGCATTTAAATTACTGTTGGATAGGAAAAGATCTTCCTTTGCTGCTATAATCTGAGAGTCTAAATCGGCAATTCTTTTCCTGTTTTCGGCATTAGCGTCATCAGAAGCCTTTAATTGTTCCTGCTTCAGCTCATAAATTCGTGTCTGAATTGCACGCTGCTCATCAAATGCTTTCTGCACATCGGCTTGTTTACTCTGGTTGTCTTTGATCTTGCTTTCAATGTCTGCAATCTGTCCGTTTATCAAGGCTTCATCAATGGCAATTTTCTGTTTTTCCACCTCATCAATACGACTTGGAAATTCTTTACGAATATCAAGCAGTCCTTTAGTGCCATTCCTTCCGCGTCTACCGTTCAGCATGGTGTTGAATTTTGACTTTAACTCATCAACACTGCCATCATCCAGCAGTGGGAGAAGAGGGGAGAACTCTGGAAAACGTTCACAAACCTCTGCATTGGAACACGTTCCAAATGTGGATTCTAGGATTGATCTGCAGTCAGCAGCACTCTTTGACAAGAGTGTTTTAGCATTGATCAAGTTCGAAAGTGCGCTCACGGGAACCAATTCTTCTGCGATAAAATCTTCGTAGTCACACTTCTTTTTTGGAATATCATTGATATAATAGTCAATAACGTTACCTGTGAAGTCGCCCTTTTTATTGTAGTTCTGGCGAGAAACCTTCTTAAATGTCTTGTTGGAGCCGTTAAGCTCTACGGTCATCTCGACTGTAACCTCGATATCGTTAATCTCGTTACCCGATTTATCGTGTGGCCTGATTCCAGTAATTTCTTCACCGTTCTCACCCCTGCAATTCAGTACCCAAAAAATAGCCCTCTTAACTGTGCTTTTTCCAGATTCATTACATCCAGATACCTCTGTCTTATTGTATAAATCTGTATCTATAGCTTTTCCGTTGTAAAAACTGCAAAAATTATCTAACTTCAAATGCTTAATTCTCATCGTTTTCCCTCTTTCTTTCGTCATCGGTTTCATTTGCGCTTGATGCAGTACACAAAGCAACTGCAAGCACACCAGTAATTCCGCCAAATAATAGTCCTGCTATTAAACCGATTAAAAAATCCATACTATTCATCCTTTCTGCTTACAGAATCTATCTCAAATGAGAATCCAGTTCTATCTTCAAGCTCTTTCATAAAACGTTCAATGTCTCCATTGTATTCCTTTGAGAATTTGTCAACATAGTCCATTGTCTTCTGGATTCGTTTTGCAATTGCTTCAGCCTTCCAATTAGGACAAGTATCTGCCAGGGCAAGTCCAAATGATGTTAATATGATGCTGTATATGTTGTCCACAGCGTCTTTATTTGCTTTTTGGTAGTATTTGTCATAAAGCTTGCGATCAACGTCTCGTGCAATATTTTCTTTTAACAAAGCGATTCTTATGCTTTCTTCCGCACCTGTGATTCGCTGTTCTACGACTTTGTTTCCTTTTTTTGCTTCTCTTTCAGCCCGTCTCCTTTGTGCTCGTGTCATAAAGCCTCCTTCTAGGTAGTAGACTATTTTAATGTATTAAAGCTTATTATAATTTAAAATAGTCTATAAAACTGTGCTTTGCTTATATATTTAGTTCCGGCAAATACTCTGGTTGCTCGGATGCAATTGAAACCTTTCCCTGCAACTTCTGACATTCTTTTTGCTTCGCAATCTCTGCGGAGTATGATCTTAAAAAATTACTGTGAATAACTGTCTCAAACTGAGTTGCTTGTCCCTTCGCCCATTCTTCCAGATTCCTTGCGTTTCCAACTGTTGACTGGATAATTGGTGGAAGTTTTGCAAACTCGTCATCAGCATGATATGTGCTGTTTCTGACAGCTATCCGAACCAAAGACCATGCTTCCAACGGCGTAGGCGTGTCTGCTTGACTCAAAGCGACTAACTTTTCGTTAATTTGACCGATTGACGGTGGAAAGCCTGTGTTTTCCGAAAGTATGTATGCTTTGAGTGCTGCACTAACTTGCTCGTAAGTATAGCCAGATAGCATATTTGCCCATGTAGTGGCAGTAAGCTCTATATCTGCAATTTTGTAGTTTGGATATGATACAGTCATTACCGCCATTAACTTTTTAGCCTCGTTTTTAGTCATCCGTAATACTTCCCAGAATTGCATCGAGTTGTGAACGCTGCGAATTTTGTTTGCCTTTGAAGTTATAGCCAGCATCATGTAGTGGAAAAAGTCCTACCCAGCAGTTATCAACAGACTGGTTTAAAATCTTGATCATAAGCTCAGTGTCTCCACCAGATAGATTCTCCAACTTGACTATTGCTCTCTTCAAGGCATTTGCGGTTAGGGGCTTTTTAATCTTTACTCTCATGGAAACAAAATCGTTAAATGCCTCATTCAGGCATTCATCATCAAAGTATTTTTTTGAAGATACGTTCTTGTTTTTTACGTCCATCAGCTCATTTAAATCATCATACAAAGAGATGATTAGCGTAACTGCATCGCCTTCACCATTAGAAGTTAGCAAGCTCACAACGTTTTTTACTCTAGGCTCATAGCCTTTGCTTTTGATTTGAGTTATCAGCTCTTTTCTTGTCATTTTTACCACCTTCCTTTCTTTCTTCTGCCGTTTATTCATGGTTCTCCTCTGGCAAATCGCCAAAGCTGTTGACTTCCTGCCCTTTTATGCAAAACATTTCCTCACCTCCTGCATCTAACCGTCAAATCGCGTTAGAAAGTCTATGTGCGCCCACAATTCTAAGCAGTTTGACAGCTTTTTCAAAATCTGGGGCATATCCATAATCTCTGAGAAGGACTGCACAATCTGTAAACTGATTATTGAACATCATGCATGTTTCATGATATGCACTCTTCTTTACTTCACTCTCTGGGTCGTTCATGTATTCTCCAAACAGGTGTACACCCTTTGCTGCAAGCTCATCAAGCTTATCAAGCTCGGTTTTCAGCCTGTTTTCTGTCTCTTTGCTCATTTCCCCTCCATACACTAGAATTATTTAAAATGGTTCTTGTTTTTTTATCGTTTACAATCTCTCGTTTTAGAGTCTCAATATACTTCAACTGGTTTTTATTGTGCTCATTGACAGCCTCATAGTTGCTTTCTAAGACTCTGATAAGGTGAATTAGTTCTTCTTTTCTCATACCTTTTAGAGTACTGTCTGACAGCGGCTTATGAGCGACTGTAAAGCCACCGCATTCTGAAATATTCAGCATAATTTTTTATATCCTCCTCACTGTCATGCCGTTAGGTCAGCAATTTTTTTAAAGTCCCAGTGTTTTCTTTAACTGGTCACGGTAATTTACAATCATGCTTTTTGCTGTGTAGGTGTCTATGTTGATTAAGTCAGCAATTAGTTTCGCAACTTCGCTATACTGCTTGTATTCCTCGTTGTAAGCTTCGCCCCATGCCTTATCTAAATCTGTGTTTTCAACATCTGCCTCAAGTGCTTTCTCGGCTTCTAGTGTCTTGGCTTCAAGCTCTTCAAGCTTCTTGAGCTTTTCTCGAATTTCCTGCACCTCTGTAACTTCTTCCGGCTGTTTAATTGTGAATGCTTTTTGCATGATTAAAGCCTCACTTTTTTTCCTAATAAATTTTTCAAGGTTTTTAATCTTCATATCACCTTTTCCTTTTCTTATTCATTATTTTGAGTCTCAAATGCTAGATAACACATGATTCCACAATCCTGCATTATTTCTTCACTCATTCTTCCTCTGTTCGGGTCCAATTCGTCCAGAAATACGCCATTGATACAACTGTGTCCAATGTCTCGTTCAAGCTTCGCACGTGCTGCGAACACCTCTGGGAAGTCTTTTCTAATCTTATTCCAATAGCCCATGCCACCTTTTACACAGCCAATACAGTTGTTATTATTGTAGCCCATATCGTATTTATACCAAGTTTCTGTGCAAGAGCATGGCAATCTTGCTTCGACAATCCTCCTTTGATTAGTGGAAAGCTGTGATTAAATTCTGGAAAATTTGCCACTATGCTCTCTGCTCTATGTGTTTCGCTTGCATCCATGCCCCACACATAAGTCAAATGATATTGCAAATGTTCGTTTTCCCACTTCTTTCTAACCGCTTTCTTCAACATTCCTGTACATGCCGCTCCATGAGGAGAACTGATGAATCTGTATTTTCTGACCACATCTTCCACGCAGTTAAACTCGGAAGATTTTAAAATTGTTACTTTCTTTCCAATTATTTTTTCTACATCGTGTATAAATCTCAGACTGTCTGGGTGCTGATCAGCGATATCTATATATATCCATTCGTCAACATCCTTTTCCAAATATCCAGCAACAAAACTAGAGATTCCTGCTGATAACAAGCACACTTTGTATTTTTGCATAACACCACGCTACAAATGCATGTATCGTGGATCATAATTCGTTTGCTATCAATTGCGTGTGCAGCGTTTCCACTGCACACCTTTTCAGCCACGGTGTTTAAATTTTCTGATACGCCACCACAGATCACTGCGCATCAACCCGGTTTACCGGGCATTCGTTATTCCTTTCCTTTTATACTTGTAATTAGGGCATCTGTTGACTCAACAAATACCGCGTCATCTGAAACAACAACTTTATTTTTGCAATAAGGGCACATTACACATTTGCTGTAGTAATTTCTGTGTCTACAGGAGATTATTTTGTTAAAAAACACATCATCTTCCTCATAGCTCAAATTTCTATCACACTCAGGGCAAGTTATTACATTTTTCGCTTTAATAATCCTGACCATCTGTCTCCTTTCTCAAGCGCTTTTTCTGGCGGTAAACCTTTGATTCTATTATTCTTTCAACAAAATCTCTATCACCAAAAATCATGATGATTTGAGTCAACATGATAATAACGTCAGCGGTTTCTTCAAGAATATCTGCTCTGGCTTTTGCCAGGTCTGTGTCAGGCGTTGGATTTACATTTCCACCCTCCAGCTGAATTGTCTTGCGGCGATGTTTAAGCAGTGCTTTTATCAGCTCACTCATTTCTTCGATTGCCTGGTCGATTTGTTTATCCGCTCCGTAAGTATCAATACATTCCTGCAGTACTTCTGGATATGCCGTTGTTGGCAATCCTGTTGTTTCGTATATTTTCAAGCGTTCTCGGTTTTCTGCCATTCCAACAAGTACCATGTAAAAAATGGCAACAAAACCATCAATATCTTCCTCTGGTTTAAATTGCAGATCGTCATACAATTTGCTACTAAATGCGTCATCCTCCATCACTGATGCTTTAGAATCACTGTATGCTTTATTAAGATTCCGTGCAAACTCTATGAGTGGAATCTCACGTTCAAAATCTCTGTACCATACATCACCATCTTTTATAAATACGCAATTGCGCATCAACGCTAAGATGTTTGACGGATTATCAACAATTGTTTTAACCATATTTTTATACCTCTCTAGCCTTAATTAGTTTTCCTGCCAAATCGTAATCGTACCCAGAATTTTCTTCTTTTCTGTTCATGTAGTCGCAGAACTCCTGACATTCTTCTTTTGTTGCAAAGAATATGTTATCCTCTGCATCTATTTCGTTAAAGTCCTTGTTATGGTCTACTATTTCCTCTACATATGTTGTGCAAGAACACATTGTAAGATCACTTTCTTCTTTATCATTTGCTGCTCTATACCATGTTTTAATCCCTTGGTATTCATCACTCAGTTCATACAGAATTTCCATATCTGGATAATACACTTTTTTTCTTGTTCCACATTTGCAATCATCATATGTCATTCTGCCAGATGGAAGTTTTATCTTGACTTCTCTATCGCTATCGCACCTATCACATTTCTCCTTATACTGGAAGTTCCGTTTTACTGACCATAGAACAACCTTAAACTGTTCCATTAACTCTTTCAGCCTAGCTTGTCTGGCTTTGGTTTCAGCGTTTCGCATTGCACTTTCACATTCTGCTTTCTTTCTCCCATAATCCTTCTTTATGGATTCAAAATTCTCCTTGATGCCCTGCAATTTTTTGTTTTCCTCGCGCAGCTTTTCAAGTTCGTCCTTAACTTCCTTTTTTACAGATTCTCGAAGCTCGTTTTTAAGTTCTTCGATTTTCACGTCAAACTCGCTCGGCCCGAAATAATCTTCATCATCCATGTAATACATATTATTTGGCCTCCTTCCAGTCAATCTTCTGCCCACAATCTGAGCAATATGGTGATTTCCTTGCAATACTTATGCCGCTCCATACTGTCTTTCCGCAGCACGGGCATTCCCACAACTCGCAGTGGCTTTCTATCCATGCGTGCGGTTGATCACCTCTATTTTCATGGATGATAGACCTGTGAGTTGCTTTAACTGGTGGCTGCGGAAGCTGCTTCTTTAAGCATTCTACTGCTGTTTCGTAAGCAGTTTTTTCCCTTCCAACTCTCAAACTTGTCTGCATATCGCAGTTACAAACTCGATGCTTCATGCATTCCAATTCATGATTAAAATAATCAATAGACTCCTTGATGTGTTCATTGTACTTATTCATCTTTTAAATATTTTCCCCTTTCTTCTTGATCCGGAATGTCAGCAAAACGATATGTAGAAAAAGTATTATCTTCTAAAGCTGTCCAACTGGTCTTACCAAAATTAAACACAACTACAAGACCGCTGAGGGGTTTAGCGAAGTGGGCTGCGCGCCAAGGCCCACTTTCAGAATCACTCACTAAAACTTTTGTGTCAATTGGTACGCGGCTCCAATCAATTTCTGGTACTTCTTCTTCACACCAATGTACAAAGGCTTTATCGCAGATTTCTTCTTCAATGTGATAAAGGCAAGACTTGCAATTGTGGCAGCACTCAGTCAACCCTTTATTCGTTAGTGCAGGATGTACTCCTGTTTTAAATAGGATTTCCATTATTTTATTTTCATTTTTCTCTCTGTTTGTCATGCTATCTCCTTATGCGAATTTGAGCTGTCCGGTTTCTTCTTCCCTAACCTTCATATTTGGCATTCTCTGCCGCAAACACATCTCTGGAAGATTTGCTTTTACCAGTGCTGCAGGAATTGGTGGACACACCGCATTTCCACACCTTTTAACTTGCTCTGACCGAGGATATGATTTGCCAGAGTAATCATGGTCAATGATATAATCATTGGGGAATCCCTGACATCCATATAACTCACGTGGTTCTAACATGCGAAGTCCTATGTCTACGATTTGGTAATCTACACCTTTTATTGTAACAAGTCCAAATCTATCATGTGTTGTTATAGTGTCTAGGGGTTGCTTAATATTCTGACCATCATTATTGCCATAATATTTAATCAAGAAAGCTCTGACTTCCCCAAAATGGCCAGCTGACGTTGTTACAGTATGTAATGGCTCTCGCTCATCCTGCCCGATACCGGTCTTATAGAATTTGCTCAAGAAAGATGTTACAAGTCCGTATCTGTTTGAGCTATCTACAGTCATTATTGGTTCGCTGATGCCCTGACCACGAATGCTGTCATTTTCATATGAATGATATTGGGTTAGGATCGGAGCTACTAGGAAATTCTTGTCTTTTGCAACGATAGTATGCAAAGGCTTTTCTACACTGTATGCTCTTGGGCTTTTTTGATTTTTAGATTCGCCATATCCGATTTCAACAATGAATGGATCGGCATTATCAACAACAAATTTCTGAATGCCTCGCGCAATCCGCTGCATTGTTTTTGGAGCTAATGGTCTGACCGTACGAACACCATACTTCTTTTTAATCTCTTCCGATGTGTCAAAAATGCTTGGGCATGGAATTGAAAAGTCTAATTGTGTGTATGCCCCTACATATGGCTTTAAAATACCCTTTTTAACCGCTTCACTATCTAATGGAGCATGTGTAGGCTCAGGCCATAATATTGGCTTATTATCGCATCTGGCAATTAAGAAGAATCTTTTACGCATTGTAGGCGCACCGTAATCAGCTGCGACTAGTTCGCGAAACTCTACAGTATATCCTAAATCTGTAAGTTGCTTGATAAAACGTTTGAACGTTTCTCCTGACCTTGATTTTATAGGGTGATGCCGTCTATTAAGTGGTCCCCACGTTTTAAATTCCTCGACATTCTCAAGCATTATCACTCTAGGTCTAACTAGTCCAGCCCACCTGCAAGCCACCCAAGCAAGGCCACGGATGAATTTATCCTTCGGCTTTCCGCCTTTAGCCTTGCTGAAATGCTTGCAATCTGGCGAAAACCATGCAAGCCCAACTGGGTGTCCGCCACAAGTCTTTACTGGATCTACCTGCCAAACGTCCTCACAATAATGTTTTGTAGTTGGATGGTTAGTTCGATGCATTCTGATAGCTTCTGGATCATGGTTGATTGCAATATCAACACTTACCCCTGTTGCCATCTCTATTCCTGTTGAAGCTCCGCCACCACCTGCAAAGTTGTCTACCACTAATTCACCGTTTATCATAGTCTCTCCTGTCAACATGTGAGTATCTGTATTTTTCTTTTGGTTTTTTACAACTCGTTCCTATAAAAAATCAATAATGTTATAAAAGAATCAAAACCCACAAAAGTATCAGTGAGATAATCCACAATGCTCCAAATGATGCTCTAGTCCTTTTGGGTCCTATGTAGTACAGAAGCTGGGCTAAAAGCATAACCACACATAAAATAATCTTAATTATTTGCATAATATTCAACTCCTCTCATTCTTTACGTTTTACAAAGGATTTGCATTCTGTATTCAACAAGCATCCATAATCACGACCTATGGTATAGCTCGGTATCTCGTATCCATTCTCACAAACGCGACAATATTCGCCACATTTATACTTGCTATTTACAACTTTTTCTGTTTTAAACTGATTCAGTTTATCTTCAAGATTTGCATTTGCATTTTTAAGCTCTGCATTCTCCCTGATCAGGCTATCGTATTTGTTTCGGCTCATTATTTTGAACATTCGTGCCACCTCACCCCATAATATTTAAAACTATGATTGCTACGTTGCACAGCAGTATAACGATAAGTGCTAAAATATTCACGATTTCAGCAGTTTTTCCGTACTTTAACGGAGATTTGTATGCAGCTCTAGCCATTATGATTTGAACTGCAAGAAATACAAATTCGATGCATAAGATAATATGCTTAATATTCATTTATTACTCCCTTCCGATACTTCCTTATCGTTTGCTTGCACATCCTTGAAGAACGATTCGATATCAAACCACTTATCATTGATTATATTTCCAATAATTTTTAACCTTCTGTCTTCAGCTACTGCGGTCCGTATATATCTTCCCTCTAAATCACTTAGCTTTGTAACTCCGACTGTATCCATTATTCTGGCTATGGATTCCATTCCTGGACCAGAGCCACTAAATTCTTTTGCACCCAGATAAGCATGTCCGAGACTATATCCGCCAAAAACACATCCCCATCCTGCACCTTCAACAACAACATCAAGCGATATGCAACCGTGATTTTCCATTGTCAGCTCCGCACCTTTGATTTGTGCGTTTCGGATATCGTAGCCTTCTTCAATAAGCTTTTTTTCTGTCCAGATCTTCATGTGTTCTCTCCTTCCAATTTTTGTCCGCACCAAGGGCAGTACGGATATATTTTTGCTGATGCCGCAAATATTTCTGCCCTCTGGCAGTTCGGACATACCATTTTTTTATTTCCACAATCATCTACTTTTGACAATAGTTTCATTGGAATTTCTTTCTTATCTTCAATTCTGAAGCATTTTAGCTTTCTGCTGACAATGTTTTGATTAAATTCGACTGTCGATTCTTCGTATTTACATACTCCGTACAAAAATGGGATTCCAGCCCATTTTCCGTATTTATCGCACGTTATTATTCCATATGCATTTTCCTTTGGACACCAGACTGGCTGACCGACCATTTGCCGTAGCTCATTTAATGTAAGTGCCTTCACTTCCTCACCTCCTGCATCACATGAATACTTATTTCAAGGAAGTTAGCTGCTACAGCAGCTAACCCCACAGCACCTCTTACAATTAAATCATGTTTTCATCCTAAGCCATTCAGCTTCTTGATTTTGTTGATACAATCATAATATCCAGCAACATAACCATGGCTGAAATCATCTTTACTTTCATCATGGTTGCAGCCCTCTTCTGGCAGCTTGATTGAATCTACCCAATCCATAGAATAAATCAGGCGTTTGACTTTGTTTCGCGCCTCCGGCATGTCTCTTAACTGTTCATTGATCTTTCTCAGTAAAACTTGTTCGTTAATCATTACTTCTCCTTTAAAAATTAAAATGAATATATAAAGTTGATGAATCATCGTTATGTCTATAAAAGTGAAAGTTTTCTATGTCTAACCTTTCATTTAGGCTTACATTAGCAGTCACCAGTCTAGTTCCTTCATCTGTATCAACTACTGCTGGCCATCCAAAACTTTTCTGTAATTCAAAATCTACTTCTGCATCACTCGGAAATTCTGTAAGTCTCTGAATCAATTCATATACTGTCATTCTGTTTTCTCCTTAACATTTGCAAATTGATATTCTATTTTCACTTTTTCTGGATTAAAT